CCAACTGGTGCAGTAGACGGTAAACATTTGTTCTACAATCCCAAGTGGTTTGAAAAGCTTACAGAGATGGAGCGTGTGGGTTTCCTGGCGCACGAAGTTATGCACCTGGTTCTTATGCATCACACGCGTAGACAAGAACGCAACGGTCACAAATGGAATGTTGCAGCTGACTACGCTATCAACAACCATCTCATAGCTGAAGGTTTTATTTTGCCTAAAGGCGGTCTGGTGGATGACCAGTACGAAAACATGACCACCGAAGCTATCTACAATATGCTACCTGAACCTCCTCAGGGATGGGACGCTGCATACAAAGATAGCGGTGGTTGTGGTGGCGTGCTGGATCATCCCGATTCTGATGGTACAAGCGGTACTGCTAGTGCTATTGAATCGGAACTGCAAGTAGCAGTTAACCAAGCAGCTGAAGCTGCTAAAGCACAAGGCAAACTATCTGGCAATATGCAAAAACTAGTGTCAGAAATTACAGATCCAAAAGTTGATTGGAAAGCTGTGTTGGCTCGTTTCTTACGTGCGAACAACAAATCTGATTTTACATGGGCTCGTCCTAACAGACGATTCATTGGCCAAGGCATGTATCTGCCTAGTCTCCATAATCCATGTCTCGAAGAGATTGCGATTGCGGTAGATACATCTGGTTCTATTTCAGATGACGAGTTAGCACAGTTTACTTCTGAAACTTCGTACATATTGCATGAGCTCAACCCTGAGCGTGTGCAGTTTATTCAATGTGACTATGAAGTACAAGATATATGCGAGTACACGCGTGAATCATTGCCTCTTGAAATTACATACAAAGGCAGAGGTGGTACAAGTATTAGCCCAGTAATTGATGTTGTTAATGCTAATTATCCAAATGTTGCTGCTCTTGTCTATCTTACTGATCTTGAGGTGCATGAATCAGATTTTGGAGACAAACCACAATATCCAGTGTTATTTATATCAACTAATGCAGAGGAGGCTCCCTATGGAGAAGTTATCAAAATGTAAACAATATGCCAAAGACTTTGGTATTTCTGTGTTGACCGGCACAGCTGTGTTGTTTTTATTATTCGGTCTTGCAACTAGTATTCAATACTCGTTGCTTCTGCTCGGTGTCGGAATCGGCCTCGGGTGTATTATTTATTTATTATGGAGGTTAACTTAATGACTAATATAGTCGGTACTATTACCACAGCATTGTGGATTCTAATCGAGCTTATACAATTTGCGTATATGGCGTTTCTTGCATGGCAAAGGAGGAATGATGTTACTAGTAGGCATAGTCAGCGCGCTAGGGCTGCTTTTGCTGGCGCTTAAAGCTGGCGGTCGTAAAACAATCGGCCACGATATATTTGTTGACGTACTCATTACAGTCACACTAATGGTGTGTTTTTACGGTACATTCAGCGGTATGACTGCTGCTATGGTTGGCGGTTTGACAGCTTCTTTGGTTCTTTTTGTTCTCAAAAAAACTGTTGTTCACGAAACCCTTGAGTTTCGTAAAGATACTAAAACTTTGTTTACTAAACCATTCAACGTCAGTATTCCAACTGTTCGTGCTGAATGGCAAACTAAACAGCCACAATGGAGGAAATAATATGGCTAGTGTACAAATGTCACAAACATTACGTGACCAAATAACAGAAAATTATAAACAACAATTGTATAGTGCGTATCGTAAATCGCACAACGTACAAGGTGCAATTGATACAATCATACACCGAATCACGGACAACGATCCTGAGTTCTCGGTACTGTGCCAATTGCAAGAAGCACACAAGAAAACTATCGAATCTGTTAAAAACAGGTATTCAACTGGTGGTTACTATAATAGTAACAAACGCATATGTGAAAATATTGTAGATACATCAACAGAGCTTGGTCTTATTTGTAATCCAAACAGACCCGCTTCAGAGGATGGTACTTATATTACAGACTGGCATACAGAATACAAAGATATGTACAGCACTGAAGGTTCAATAAAACCAGCTTCTGATAATTATGTAGAAGGTGACATACCTGTAAAACTTAAAGACTTAGAACCTTTTTATTCACCAACTCATCTTGGTGTTAGTTATCAAAGAGGTTGGGGCGAAAAGCAGTATGCACCACATGTAGGTAACATGGCTATTATTGTTACTGACCCTAAACTATGTGAGCAGTTATCACCAATTGGCGAAATAGAAATTAAAGTTAATAAAGATCTAGATACTTTTGTAGAGTATATTGACAAAATTACAACGCTTAAAAGATTTATTGACGAATGGCCTGGTGGCAAGAGTTTAGTACCTGATGAATACCTACAACGTATGCTTGCTAAGAAAAAACCTAGTCAAGCTAATCGTATGACTCCAGATCAAATTATACCTGACGAGTTGAAAGAACAGATGAATGAGGTAATATTAACTAATAAATTATTAGGAGATGACTAATGGGGGATTCAACTGTACAAGAAAAACCGTGGAAATATAATTCAGAATACTCATACGAAGCTAATATGAGTAGCTGGGTAGATGCTGTTAACTTTGAACGTAAACAGTACAATGAACCACAACTTACCCTTGAACAAGCAGAAATGAAGTTCAATGAATATTATCCAAGGAATGAATATGGGCAGACTTAAATCAGCCATGATGGACGTAGGCGAAGAAGCCATGCAAATCGGCATCGAAGCTACAGCCATTAAACATCATCTAACAGAAGATGATGTAAAACTTTGCATATTACTTGCTTGTGGCTTCCAAGGCGAATGGGAACAATTCGTTGAAGAAGGCCATTTGCAAGGTCCAGTATTGCACTAAGTTTAGACTCTCTTGAGGAAGAGCCACCCAATGGCCTAAGCGATCGCATAATCGGTTTAAACAATAGGATTAGGCACCGACAACGCAGGTGGAGATAGAGAGTCATTTAAGTTTAGGATTACCCGGTACAGTGCACCCTATGTAAACATAGATGAGAACGGTATTAAGTAAGGCTCTTGCGGTGCGATGAAACCTTACCCGCCTTTGAACATGCCAAGGAGTGGCATTAGTATAGCCCAAGATTCGGTGTCCCGGCTTGGGCTATGCGTTTTTTAGGATACGTATACCCAACACTCAATAGTACCAGTACCGCCACCACCAGGTGCGACTTGTACAAGAATGTCGATCGTATCATCAGCTGAATATTCTTTTGGTGCTACGTTAGCATCTTTCTCATCAGTACCACCAGCTTGGCCAACAGTAGAACCATCAATGTAGTAGTCAGTGTCTGAACCATCTCCTACGTCGAGAACTAATGCTGTACCTGTATCTAAGTCGTCAGTTTTGATGATTATATCATGCACAGTTTCACCAGAGAATACGTCAACTATTTGAATAACATCATTTAATGCTAATGCAGTACTAGCTTCAAAACTAGCGTATCTTACGCCAACAGCTCCACTTGGGAACGGTTTGAATGACTGATTACCATTAACCATGTCTGATTTATATGTTGCCATATCAATTCTCCATTTGTGTTATTACCCATTATTAGGTAATATCTATAGTCATAAAGACAGAAATGGGTTTTGTCAAGTTTAATTAACGGAGTAATTAGATGCCCCCAACCCACGTTTACGTTAAACGTAACCCTATACATCCGTACACTTACAACGATCCAGCAGACTTGCCGTTTATACAATGGAAATATGTAAAGATTTCTGTTGCATATAATATGTATACTAGTAAACAAATAGGCTGGGAGCGTGCAAAGCGCAGCGAGTATGAGGACTGGTGTACGAAAATGAATAAGTTCAAGGAGGAACTATGAAAGTACAAATATTAATTAAAAATAGTAAATATGGTCATGACTACGAAGTAGTTAGAGCCGATGCTTTTTTTAATAATAAAGATTTAGAAGAAGATTATAGAGAAAAAAAAGAACAAGAGTGGCATCAACACTTGCAAGAAGAATTAGGTAAAGATGTAACTGAAGATGACTATGTCGACTGGTACGGAGACATGGATCCAATACAACTACAAGTTCAGGAGGAACTATGAGTAAAATAATAAATAAGGATGGTCAACCTATAAAATCACCACAAGAATTAGCCCACGACCAGTTGTTTGAAGATTTAGATGAAATTATATCTAAGGCAGCAAAAGATTTAGACATACCGCATATCTTACACGTATGTTTAGATTACTTTGTTGGTATTACTTACAATCTTGCACCAGATGCAGAAAATGCAGAACTAATAATAGATAAAACTATAGAAAGAGCAAAAAATCAATACAGCCATGAAAAATGAATTTAATAACTTATTACAAATGTTAGAAAACTTAAACGCTGACCTTAAAAAAGCATGGGAGTGGATATGCAAAAAATTTACTTAGACTTTGAAACTTACTATGACGTACAACTGTCTCTCACCAAAATGAGCACCGTACAGTATGTCAACCATCCAGACTTCAAAGTATGGGGGGTTGGTATCAAAGTAGAAGACGGACCAACCGAATGGTACAACGAAGAAGAAACACCAGAAATACTCGGACAAATTAATTGGGCAGCTACTGCCGTTGTGTGCCACAATACTTTATTTGATGCCTACATACTAACACAATATTATGGTTACAAGCCTGCATTTTATTATGATACTGCGGCTATGTCCCGTGGCCTCTATCCAAACATGTCCGCAAGCCTTGCTAATGCGTGCAAACGAGAGTTTCCAAACGACGAAACAAAACGTAAAGGTGAAGAACTTGTAAATGCTAAAGGCGTGCGTGACCTGGACCCAGAGCTTGATGCACAGATCGGCGGTTATTGTATCCAGGATGTCGATTTAACGTACGAACTATTTAAAAGCTACAGCGCTGGTTATCCAGACAAAGAGCTTCAGATTATAGATCTAACTGTACGTATGTTTGTAGAGCCAAAACTTATGCTGGACCGCGGATCACTAATAGCCTACAAAGACGACATAACAAAGCGTACAGAACAAGCGATCCAGGACTCAGGCGTTACACGAGAAGTACTGGCTTCACAAGTAAAGTTCAAAGAACATTTAGAATCATTAGGTATAACTGTCCCTACAAAGAAAAGCCCAACTACTGGCCAACAAATACCTGCATTCGGTAAAAACGACAGCGCTTACATACAGATGTGTAACATGTACCCAGAATACAATCATATTTGGGAAGCTAGAGAGATGGTAAAGTCTCGTATTGAAGAAACTAGAGCACAGCGTTTTATTGATTCGTGCAACCCTGACGGTACGTTCAGTATTCCGCTGCGTTATTATGCCGCACACACAGGTAGATTTGGTGGCTCTGATAAGATTAATCTACAAAACCTCCCCCGGGGTTCAAAGTTACGTACGGCACTGATGGCGCCTGAAGGACAAAAGCTCTATATAGCTGACTTGTCTAATATCGAAGCACGTATGCTCGCATGGTTAGCTAAAGAACATGAACTAGTTCAGGCTTTTGCTACAGGTCGCGATGTATACTGTGAATTTGCTTCACAGATATATGGGCGTACAATTACCAAAGCTGACAAACTAGAAAGATACGTAGGTAAAACAGCTATTCTTGGTCTCGGGTACGGTATGGGAGCCGACAAGTTCCAAGCAACGCTGAAAACTGGCTCCCCATCCGTAGACGTAGGAGATGCTACAGCTCAAGCTATTGTTATGCAATACCGTGCAATGTATTCCAACATTCCCAGACTTTGGTCCGGGATGAAAGATTCACTCTTTCAAATGATTAACCCACGTGGTATCGGATTAAAGTACGGGCCTCTTACGATCCAACGACACGCACTCGAACTACCAAATGGCATGCGACTAAGTTATCCAGGTTTACATTATCAAGCTGGTCAGTTTATATACAAAACTGAACGTGAGATGATCCGTACACATGGCCCTCGTATTACAGAAAACGTCGTACAAGCACTAGCTAGGCTGGTCATTACCGATCAAATGCTAGAGATACAAGCACTACCTGAAGTAGATATTGTTTTACAGGTACATGACGAAATAATTGCTATTGGCTCAGAATACAATGCTGATGCTACAATGGATAAAATTATAGAAATCATGCGTACAGCCCCAGAGTGGTGTCAAGATTTACCACTCGATGCTGAGGGAGGCGTAAGTCAGGTATATGACAAATAAAAATTTAATACTAACTCGAAAGAAAGGCGATAAAGTTGTTATACAACAAGACGGTAAAGTAATTTGTACTGTAACCGTAACTAATATATCACCTACCCAATGCAAACTAGGGTTCCAGGCAGACAAATCTGTACGGATAGATAGAGAGGAAGTATACTTAGATAAGGAGATTTAATTATGGAAGTTGTGTTTTTAAACGCTAAAAAACCCCTGTCCAAAGAAATATCAGAAGATGGCATCAAGCCATATCCATTAGTCAAAGACTTTAGTTCAGAACATTTTGATATATCTGTAGATAAAAAAGGACTAAATAAACTATACAAACTATTAACAGAACAAGCTGATAAAGGCGCATGTTTACACAAAGGTTCGCTTAAACGAACACTGGACAACGAACCCCGGGCTTTTATGTCCGAACGTGCAAAAACTACGCAGCTATTAGTGCTGGATGTAGATGGTTTACATACATCTAATCCAGGAGATCTTCAAGCACTGGCCGACAAAATAGTCTTACAACTTCCAGAGGTTTTTCATAATGTAAGTTATATTGCTCAAGCTAGTGCGTCTTTAGGCTTTAAGAAAGATACCGTGTCATTACACCTTTTCTTTCTATTAGATATGCCCGTCCATCCAAAAACTTTAAAAGATTTTATTCGTATGATTAACTACAAAACAGAGTTTCTTGCAGAACAAATTAAGTTATCAGCTAACGGTCAAAGTCTTTCGTACATACTAGATCCATCTGTAGCTGACAACAGCAAATTAATTTATATTGCAACTCCTAAATTTGTTAATGTAGAAGACCCTTACCCTAATGGTAGATTTATCAAGGTTGACCGTGGTTCCCCAGTTCTTGAAATCTCCTCATCTTTAATCGGTGTTAATCCTGAAAAGGTACATACCCTTGGTTTGCAAATTAAAGATAATTTAAGGAAGAAAAACAATCTTCCAAAAAGAGTTGGTAAAGTAACTACGGTCAACGTTGCTGGAGAAGCACACGAAGTACTACAAAACCCAGACAAAATGACCATCCAGATCACACGCGTGTCCGAACCTTTTGTTAACTGTAATGTAAACAATGGTGACAGCGGAGGTTATTACTTTTTACTAACTAACCCTCATTACATGTACAACTTTAAAGGTGAACCTGTATGGGAAATAGAAAAAGCAGACCCAGATTTCTATCGTAGTATCTTTGAAATATTTGCAGATAAAATAGATAACGAAACTAAAAAGAAACCAATTGTATTACGTGATTTTTTCACAGATACCTATTACAACGGAGTGTATGATGAAACAAAACAACAATTTGACGACGAGTATCCCCTTACACCAACGGGCAAAAGCTCTATTAATGATTTTCTTAAGTCTCATGGTCGCCCTGCCATGGACTTTGTTCCTGATGCTCGTGTCGTATTCGATCCTAGCAGTGACAAAGGTATTGACTTGGAGACCGTTCCATACTCAGTAAATTTATTTAGACGTACGCCATATATGCTGCGTAGCGAAGAGAACGTAAAAGAACTATCGTACGGTGAAGCCATTCAGATTCAAAAAATTGCACCTAACTTTTACAAACTTATGATGCACGCACTTGGTAATGGCAAACCTGAGTTTGAACACTTTATGAATTGGTTAGCTTACATATACCAATACAGAAAGAAAACAATGACTGCATGGATATTTACGGGCATACCGGGCACTGGTAAAGGTTTGTTTGTACACAAAATATTAAAACCACTGTTTGGTGAAATGCAAACACCAATGAGAGCTTTAGAAAATATAGAAGAACAGTTCAACTTATATATGCGTACTGCATTGTTTTTAGTAGTTGATGAGTTTCGTATGGCTGACTCAGGATCTGTCGGTAAAATGGCCGATAAATTAAAACATCAAATTACAGAACCTAATTTAACTATTAGAGCTATGCGTACAAACCAAATCGAGCTGCCGTCTTTCACGAACTTTATCTTTCTTACAAACAGAGCAGACGCAGTCAAGATCGAAGACAGCGACAGAAGATATAACGTAGCACCACGACAAGAAGAAAAAATAGAACAAGCTTTTCCAGAACTATTACAAAACTTAGATGCACTAGAACCCGAGTTATATATTCTTGCAGGAGTATTAAACAAATTTAAAGTTGACGTACGTATGGCTCATACAGCGCTGGAGAATGACGCGAAGAAAGAAATGAAAGAAGTATCTATGTCTGTTCTTGAAGAATTTGCAAACGCAATTCGTACACGCAACCTTGAGTATTTTACAGATGTGTTGGATATACCACTTACAAACACCTTTGATGCTGGTGGCGTAAGCACATCACAAAGATACGTAAAAGAATGGATAGCTAGTCTTGGTACTGAAACAATAATACCACTAGCTCACTTTAAAGTTGTGTACGATACATTAACAGATAGTCGCAACACCATGTCACAAAGAGACTTTTCTAAAGCTATGTCACGATTAAATATTAAAACTGCACGTAAGCGTATTAGTAAAGATCGTACAGCTGGTATACCACGCGGGGTTGTATTGACATGGAAAATAGATAATAATGTTCGAGAAGAGTTAATAAAAGAACATTTCGACGAAAGGGATTTAAACTTATTAGATAATGGAGAATCTAACATCACCCAAACGTCCAGACCTAATCTCAACGGTTGAGGTCACGGAGGATTTAGAACTAGGTCTGGTGCCAGCATGGTCTTACTCGGCCTTAAAAACCTTCGAGTCTTGCGCATACAGAACCTACATATCTAAAGTAAAACGTGTACAAGAAGACTTTGGCCCTGCAGCAGAACGCGGTACACGCATACATGATCAGGCAGAACAATTCGTACGTTCTGAACTAAGCGAATTACCAGAAACACTCAGAAAATTTTCTCAAAATTTTGAAGAGCTAAAACAACTTTTTGCAGATGGAAAAGTCGAAACTGAAGGAGAATGGGGGTTTACTCAAAAATGGGAACCGACAGGTTGGATTTCTCCTGACACTTGGGCACGTATCAAACTAGATGCTTTAGTACATGAGTCCGAGACATCAGCTCGTGTCATAGATTATAAAACTGGTAAACAGATGGGCAATGAAATCGCGCACAGCCAACAAGCGCTCATCTATGCTATCGGCACCTTCTTCATGTATCCTGATTTAGAAATACTTAACACAGAAATGTGGTATCTAGATCATGGTACTACGATGGAGCAAACGTACACGCGAGATGAAGCTATGGTGTTTATGCCAAAGCTACATGAGCGAGCTGTAGCTATGACTACTGCTACTAAATTTCCACCTAACCCAAGTACATATAACTGTAGGTGGTGTTCTTTTGGCAAAGGTCAAGAACCCCATTGTGAATGGGGCATAAGTTAAGTATAATTAACATTACATAAGCGTTCACCCAAATAACACCGAACGCAATGGTGGAGTATAGATGATAAATAATAATAATATCCCTGCGCCTTACGCGCATCAAAAAACAACAACAGATTTTATAGTAGATACCAAGTGTTGTCTGATTACGTCAGATCCAGGCACTGGTAAAACACGTGCAGTGCTAGACGCGCATGCTATACTTGGGGGCAAGACATTAGTCTTGGCGCCACTTTCAATATTGGAAGCAGCGTGGGGGGAGGACATAAGTAAGTTCCAACCTCAAATAAAATATGGAGTAGCTTATGCAAAAAATCGTGCAAAAATATTTGAAGATGATACAAACGAAATGGTCATCACTAATTTTGAAGCTGTCAACTTCTTACAAAAAAATCCACAATATTGTAAGCAGTTCAATACAATCGTTATTGACGAGTTTACCGCTTTTAAAAATAGGGAAGCCAAACGCAGTAAAAATCTCAACAAAATTATCTCATATTTTACTAATAGGATTGCCATGTCTGGTACTCCTAATAGTAATACTATTCTAGATATCTGGCATCCAGTCTTCCTCGTCGATGGCGGGGAACGTCTGGGCTCTAGATTCTATGCATTCAGACACCAAGCTTGTACACCAAAGTTTAATGGCTTTGCTAATGAATGGATTGATAAGCCTGGTATAGAAGAAGCTGTAGCTAACAAGCTATCTGACATATCCATACGGTTTGCTTTGTCTGATTGTATGGATTTACCAGATAACATTGTACGTACAGTCAACACTAAACTAACTCCTAACGTACAAAAACAATACAAAACGTTAGCAGATGAATCTGTCTTGTATACCAAGTCAGGTACAGTCAACGCTGTTCATGCAGCAGCTCGTGTCAAGAAACTACTACAACTTGTAACAGGTGCTGTGTACGACGAAGATGGAGTTGTTCAGTTTGTACATCAAGAAAGATACGACATAGTTATGACACTTGTAGCACAACGTGCGCATAGCCTGGTTGCATTCAACTGGAAGCACGAACGTGACGCGCTGGTAGAAATAGCACAGAAAGAGGGTATTAGTTACGAAGTTATTGACGGTTCAATAAAAGCTGAAAAACGTAGTGATATTGTAGCAAGATATCAAGCAGGCCAAATTAAAGTCTTGTTCTGTCACCCGCAATCAGCGGGCCACGGTCTTACATTGACTAAAGCTAGTACAGTAATCTGGTGTTCACCTACATACAATGCTGAGCACTACCAACAATTTAACCAGCGTATTTATCGTGCAGGTCAAACACAAAAGACTGAAACAATACTCATCCAAGCTAGAAATACTTGGGAACCTGAGGTGTACAAAAAACTTAATACTAAGTTAGGTCGTATGGAAAACTTATTACATATCTTAAAGGAGGTATCATGAAAAAACTAAATGATTTATTAGCAGAAACAGCTAAAGTTCGTAATCAAATTAAAGTTGTGCAGTCAGAAGAAAAGCTTTTGAAATCACAACAACGCGAACTAGAAAGTCAAATATCTATTAGGATGCAAGAGCAAGGGCTCGACAAGATCTCTAATGATATTTGTACAATTTCACTTAAAAATGAGATTGTGCCAACTGTAGAAGATTGGGATGCATTGCACCAGCACGTAACAAACACAGGTCAGTTTGAGCTTTTGCAAAAACGTGTGTCTGCAACAGCTTACAGAGAACTTATAGCAACTGGTACTGATGTACCTGGTGTTAAAAGTACGGAGTTGACCAGAATTAATTTCAGGTCAGCATAATATTAATTTAGATAAAAAGGAGAACGTTCAATGTCTAATGATATAAGTATAGTAACGAGCACCATGCCAGCTCATGTAAAGAATGGCACAAATCTGGGTAATGAAAACATTAACTCAGAGCATTTGTCTACACCACGTTTGAAACAGCTGCAGCAGTTATCAAACGAAGTAGATGAAAACCATAGCGAGTATATTGAAGGCGCTAAAGTAGGTGACTTCATTAATACTGTAACCAAAGAAAACTACGGTAAAGAACTTTATCTAGTTAACGTACACTTCAAAGAAGAGTTTGTAGTGTGGAAACAATTAGAAAAAGGTGGTGGTCTTGCAGGGACTTTTAACTCTCAAGCAGAAGCATTACAACATCTAGAAGATGAAGGTCTTAAAGTAGAGGACTATGATATAAACAGAACTCAAACTCATACACTATTAAAAGTAGATGAAAAGACAGGAGATATATCAGATATACCTTTCTTGTTTGATTGTTCAATCTCTAAATTAAAAGTTTCTAGAGAATGGAATACACAAATTGCTAAGTTAGGGGGCGATAGATTTTCTTCCTTATGGAAAATGTCTTCAGTACAAACAGCTAACAAAGCTGGACAACGATTTATGAACATTGCTGTTTCTAACGTTGGTTGGTTGAAAGAAGAAACTTACGAAATTGCAAAAGGTTTTTACAACAAAACATTTGCTAAGTCCTAGGTAAGTATTCGTACGGGTGCGACATATATTGTCGCATCCAAGTACGTACACCCTACGAACTATTTCTTCGCACCCTTGTACGTATGTTATACTCAGGATGTGCGTGAAAAGGAGTTCATAAATAAAGTCCACAGAAAACTACCTAAAGAAGTTTATAGGTGGAAGATCAATGATCCTTACCACGGAGGTGTATCGGACACTTACTACTCAGGACCAGCAAATCATTGTTGGATTGAATATAAATACAAAGAAGACTTGCCTGCAAAGCTTAACTCAAAAATAAAAATTAACTTATCTGAGCAACAGCGCATTTGGCTTACTCGCCAAAAAGAACATGGTGTCTTTACGTACGCAGTATTTGCATCTGGGGATCTAGTGTACGTCACTGAAGATTTTACAACCACACACATTACAGTAGCGCAATTTGTAAAAGAAGCGATACCGTTTAAAATATTTATAAAAGTATTAACTAATTTTTGTTTAGGAGAAACAAATGACTGATTATGTAAACTCACCTCCGCATTACAACACAGGAAATGTGGAATGTATTGTGGCAATAGAAGAAAGTATGACCCCTGAAGCCTTTAAAGGTTATCTTAAAGGTAACATTCAAAAGTATATGTGGCGCTATGAAGCCAAAAAAGGGCTACAAGATGTCTTAAAAGCTGAATGGTATCTAAAAAGATTAATTAAAACACTCGAAAAAGAAGAAAACGCAGAGGACGCACGTACAAGCCCGCCAAACGATTTTAGATAGTTTTGGACCTAAGGCCTTAGGTACCTTAACAAAATGCAACAGGCGGCCTTCTGTGAGGTCATTTTTTCCCAGATTTGCTATTTCTGGCAAAAGAACGGTTTTTTGACCTATCTTGCAAAACAATGTTGCCTGGAGAGTTATTTTCTGGGTTTCCATCTCTATGATGTACATCAACACGACTTCCTTTTCTAACTCTACCACTACTTAATAGCTCTCTGCGTATTTTATTTCGTGCCGCACGACGTTTCTTTTGCTCAGGTGACTTGTGATATCTTTCGTATTCTAATTTATAGTTTCTTGGCATTTATATAGTATACACCTTTAAAGGTTTTGCTTTACCTTTTACTTTTATAGGAGCTAATAGTGTCAGATCATACAACATCTTCTTAGCAGTAGTTTCTCCAATTAAAATATCTACTCCAGCTTCTTTAGTTGCACTCTCTAATCGTGCAGCCGTATTTACCGCATCTCCTATTGCTGAATAATCAAACCTAGTATCTGAGCCCATGTTACCTATTACTGCTTCGCCTGTATTAACACCTATGCCTATTGCAATTGGTTCGGACAATTCTTTTTGCAGCATGCGAATAGCCGTACGCATATCCTGAGCACAGGCGACTGCACGTTTTTCATGTTCATCTATAGATAGGGGGGCATTAAAGATGGCCATACATGCGTCGCCTATAAACTTATCTACCATACCACCATGTGCTTGAATACATGTAACTTGTACAGTAAGAACTTTATTCATTATTTCTGTTACTTCTTCAGGAGATAATTTTTCGGACAGATTCGTGAACCCTCTGACGTCTGTGAACAAGAATGTACATATACGTTTTTCTCCACCTAATTGTAATAAGCCAGGGTTGTTTTGTAATCGTGCAACTTGTTTCGGATCTAAGTAGTGTTCAAACTGTTTCTTTATTAATTGTCTAAGTTTAAATTGTTCGTTAAAGCGTAAATAAAATTCTTGAATAGATATAAGTATGGCTGATAATATACTATAAGTAACATCTATAAGTATATTCGATGCAATTAAGTACCAACCTCCGACCGCGGTTAACGATACGAGGCCCACGGTCCCTACTAAAGTTCCGACGAGCCCTAATGTACGTATTATAACTATGGCTAAGGTTAGTACTGTAACTAATATAAGTAATTCATATAATAGAGCATTGCCTGGTATAGCTGGTACATCCATTGTCATACTCTCAGCTAGTGCAGCTTGTATCTCATGTGGGTACAACAATCCAACTGGCGTAGCTATTTGAGGCATAACACCTTTTGCACTCACGCCTATAAACACAAATTTATCTCGTACATCCATCTCTTCTAGGCTTGTGCTTGGCGTATCAACCCAAGACACCCAACGACGCCCAATGCTATCTACAGGTATTTGTGCGTAGTTAGGTACAGTCAGTTCTTCTATCTGCCCTTGCTGCCCTTTAATAATGTACGTATCTGCGCCACCAATCATCTTCATTACTTGTATACCAAAAGACGGCGTCCAACCATCAGGTGTTTGTAATAGTAAGGGTAAACGTCTAACTAAATTATCTACGTCAGTTCGTGCAACTGCCAGCCCCTGGTAAGCTGACTCTGCTAGCACGGGTACATTTCCAATAACACCTTGAGCTTTTATAGCTTCTATAGGTATACCATCTCCTAGTATGACTGTGCCTGTGGTAGGTGCATACGAAGCCCCACCTTCAAAAGTAGCAATAACACTCGCACCTTGTAACAAAGCATCTCCAAATGCTTGGTCGCCACCAAACCTATCTGCTTGTGGAAAAGCAACAACCCAACCTACACCTAAAGCTCCTGCTTCTAATAAATCTAAATGAATGCGTGCCAAGTCCTGACGCGGGTACGGCCACCCACCTGCAGTTGCTACATCTTCTTCTGTTATATCTAAAGTTACAAACCAGCCAGATGGATCTTGTTTTTGTACGAAAGCATCAAATGTTTTTAATTTAAGTATCTCTAGTGCCTGCCAGTTAAACAGCAGTGGTATAGCTAGTATTGGTATTGCTAATAACGAAATCCATTTCTTCATCCTGACCCCTGTGTAATCCTTATAGTAGAGTCACCTCCACCATTTATTAACACTTGTTGTGTTTTACCATCCTGCAGTAATATTATAGTATAGCCCTGCGATATGTTTAGGGTCAACTTAGTAGCTTGCGTTACTGCTCTTTCTAAAATAATGCTTTCATCTTGTTTAAAAGTTGTAATTTGCGTAACTAAATCTTGCCCAAAGGTTGTGCCCTGCAGCACTGAACCTGTAGTCAATGCCTGGTCTCCCAAAGTATCTAATTCTTCTATAACTTCTAATAAATCTTCAAAAAAATTAACATCTAAATAATTTATATCAAGCTCACTAAATTCAAGCGAGTCTTCTGCTAGATAATCAAACTCTAAATCCTCAAACTCTAAATAGTCTATATCTAAAATTGCCCCAGTATTTCCGGACGTTGTGGATGATTCTGTGGATAACTTTGATTCGTCCGGAGGACTAACAATCAACATGTTGTCTATTATGTCTAAAGTTAAATCTAATATAACAGGTTTACTAGGTGCGTTTTCAAATACATTAACAGTCGTAGCTTCATAAGGTCTGTTTAAAGTAACTGTGCCTGCAGCGGTTGTAACAAGTATTTCGCCACTAGATAAACCGTTAGCATCAGGTAGTAAAATAATAAGCGAACGTCCAAGTTCGTCTACGGTACACGTAAAATCAGTCCCACGAATTGCAATGTCAGCTGTAGGTGTAGAAAGTTTTATGTTTTTTTTATCAATCTTGCCTAGTTTACTGCTTATAAACCTAGCCGTACCGCTAGCAAACGTCATGGCCATTTTACCTTTTGAAGGGTCAGGGTCGTAAATGTATTCAGTTATGACAAGTTTAGAATGTTCCGTCAGTCGTACAATAGAATTGTCCAGGAATGTTATGCCTACACGTCCGTTAGTTGTACGAACGTCATCCATTTGTTGAATGTCAAAATCTAATTCAGCGCCGTAAGGTTGGTCTCTTAAGACGCTAGCAGTCCCTTTTAGTTCAGAAATATCTCCAATATTAACAGCTTGTGCCTGTGCCTTGGTCGTTTTGAATGACGCAAACAGTACCACCATTACCGTTAGATATAATTTTAAGCCAGTCATTATCTTGGGTACTCAGTTGTTGAATATTAAATGTTCTACTATTACCTGTTTGGTCAAGGTAAAAATATCCGCCTGCATAGCCTGAACCATCAAATGTAACATTGTTAGAATCACCATCTACGTCTACATAAGATGTAGCACCATCGTAGTTAATATCAAAATCAAATGTATTACTAGAACCATTTATAATCCAATCTAAGTCTAAATTACCAGTTAAAGCTGTTGTCCCTACGTTTAACGTAAAGTCGTTGCTGTCTCCTGTAACGTCTACATTAAGATTACTACCGTCAGCTCCATAGGTATTAGTAGGGTCTACTTGGATTGTAAAGTCATTACTGTCTCCATCAAACTCAAAAAAACCTGTAAAATTGTCAGCTAAAATATCCCCTAAAAATGTATTAGAACCACCTATTTGGTTTATGTCTAAAGTCATAGTAGCGCCATCAAGGTCAAGAGCAGTCATACTACCAGCAGCAGCATTAAGCCCGCCTATAATATTACCAGAACCAAGTTGTTCTAAGTCTAGGTTTAAAGTAGCACCGGCTTGATCTACATATATTTCGTTATCAGCCGCGTACAGAGGCGACACAATCAGCATCGCAATCAATAGTTTTATATTTTTCATGTATACTCCAATAGCCTGCTTCTGTACCCTCCTTAATTATCTGCAGAACTGCTGTTTCTATGGCGGCCCTTAAAGCCAATCCTCCGGATTCGTTTCTTACAACACCACTTTCTATTTCGACTAACTCTGTATTATCAGAAATAAATCGAAAAACATCGTTACTTAATGAGGCACTTAGTATTGTTTTAGTCACCAGTGTCTCTAGCAAAACTTTTCCCGTTGTAACAGATACCAACCTAAGTTGTACTGTTACTGAATCTCTTCTATACGCTTTGGTTGCACCTAAGCCTAAATAGCGTGCTCCAGCACCGCCAGACGTAACGTTACTCTCATATCCTATCACACCCCCTTCTATAATTAAACCTGCGAACAAAAGGGCCCCTAGCTCCTTGGCATTATCTTCTTTTTCTCTAGTGCTTCTTATAATTTGGCGTTCTTTAGTTAAGTTATCTAAACCTACCCTTTCAACTACAGTAAAAAACCCCCCGTGATCCGAGCCTGCTTTATGCAAAGCTCTTATTAAATAGGCACTTGGTAGTTGAGTTATTGCAGTAGAGAAAGAAGCGTAGCTTGAATTGCTTAACCTTTGTCCTGTTTGGTCTGTAAAACTTGTAGGATAAACTGCAATGACTGGTTTACGTGTTGGCACTCCAACAGAAGAAAGATTAGATACTGCGAGTGTTTCTACCTCTGCCCTTTCTATTTTTTGGATTGGGCCTATGTTATTTTCTATCGGGTCAAATATTAAGGACGCACAACTAGAAAGTAAAACTACCGATAGGAATTTGAATAATTGTTTCATTGCCGTCCGAGTCCACCACAGTTAGAGTTATTATACCGTCTACTACACTATAGGTAATTGTATTACCTTCTAACTCAATTGTACCATTATCGCTTGGAGTCTCTCCAAACAAAGCTTCTACAAGTTGTCTAGACAACTGTGCATAAATCCTAGACTCTAAATTACGGACAAATCTAGCAAGGGTTGTGTTCTCTTTGTCTCTTTTTATTTGGTCTTGCAAAGCTTTTAATTCTGCTTTTATAGACATTTTTCTAGTGTATTCAACATTATCTATTGTTAGGTAGTGACTAGAAGTATTTTCTCCACTAAAAGAAGGAGACTTAAACTTATGGGTCATTTGGTCTGCTAATAAGTTTTGTGAAACTATAGCACCAATTAGAAAAACCCCTATCGCAAGCAATACCCTTAGGATAAGATCCTTTTCCCTTTCTTCTTTTCTACGCTTTAGTTCTGCGTTAGAGGGTCTGCCTCTTTTTCTTTTAATCTTTTCTTTGGTCATCTCTATCCGCCTTAGCAATTTTATTGCTATCTATTAGTTGAGGTACGCCAAGAATAGTCTTTATCAAAGTGTCTTGTCTTATAATTTCGTTATCTAAACTACGCACCCTGTCTATTAAGGCTACTAAAATACCATGCTGTGAGTCAAGTTTTGTGCCTAGTCGTTCTTCTATGGCTGCTATTTGAGATTCTACTTTTTCATCTACGGTATCAAGTTTTGTCTCCATACCGTCCACAATACGCATGATTAGTTTATAAATAAACCAACCTAAACCAGCTGCAGCTGCTATAGGAAAACCAACTTCTTGGATTACCGTAATCGCTTCGGTCATTCTTGTTTATTGGAGGCTCCGAAATAAAATGATATTACTGCAGACGCTAGGCCACCCAAGTAACCTAGCACTAAATTAATCAGAGCCTCACTATTTTGCTCTGGTGGTTGTAGCGTTACAAGAAAGATATAACCAAGAAAACCACCAACCATGGCTATACCTATAATCCTAGCAGTCCAGTCTTTAGAAAAGTGTTTACGTGCGTCTTTCTTCTCTTCAGCTTCTATTTTGTATATGTCTACATCCAGCTCTTTCATCTTAGCTTCGAACTCTATCTCTGCTTTTTTAATTTCCATCAATTGTTCTGGTGTTGCTTGTGCAATTGCTTTTTCTAATGATGCTGGATTGTTTTCTACACCTAATACTTTGGATATAACGTCACCTGCCATGCCACCTAAAGGGCCACCGAGTGCCGCACCTAATGTTGGAGCTACGCTCCCTACTATGTTAGTTAATAATTTCTTCATATTTTCCAAGCTTTAACAGCTCCTCCTTGTTTGCTAAATGTTGTGCCTCTATATCATCTTTACTCTGGCCTGTGTAGGCAACAGCAAGATGATTGTCTATAAGCGCTTGGTTTAGATCTACGCCATCTGCAACGATAACGCCTAGAACTCTACCGAACTTCCCTTTCTTATCTAGTTTTGTTTGTATGACTAATGTATCTGCATGCAAGATAGCATCGGATAAAAACTTTGCTGCTAGTTTACCTCTAGCTTTTTCATCTAAATCACGTGTTCGTGATTCTGGCGTGTCGATTCCGTATAGTCTGACACGAGACTTATATACAATGTCAAAGCCTAAGTCTATCTCAGCGTCGACAGTATCTCCGTCCACGATCCTAGTTATACCGCAACTGTATTCGTACATTACTTACCTACTTTTGCTTGTGCTTTTTTATGAGCAGTTCTAAATGTATCACCCATAAGCATACGCCTTTTCATATATTTCATATGACTTGCACTATGGTGTTTAGAATGCCGCTTCATACTAGCTTCTTGTCTTTTAGTCAAAGACTTCTTTTTTGTTGGTGCTTTTCTAGTTGTTTTTCTTTTATACGCCATAGTTTATATTATCACGTTCCATCTGTATCTGGAACACCATATAACAAGTTGGTAAATGCTACATCTAGATTGTTGTTACCAGCAAAAAAGTCTACAACCCACTGTTTAGCTATTTCGTTTGTAACATCATCTATGTTAATAAAATCTGAACTTGCAGTATCAACAGAGGACATATCAAAAGCTAACATTTCATCCTCAAGTGTGTAAGTATTACCACTGCCATCTGTGTCTGTTCCTACTACTTTGAAGTGTATGTTGTAAACAACTTGCTCACCGTCCATCTCTTTTTGTCTGTGGTAAATGTTTTTAACGGTAAACACTGTAGTAAAAGTGTGTATATCTGATACTGTACTATTCCAAGCCATAAAAATATTTAAGAGCTAAATTTAACAAACCTAGCGTCTGCTCCTCCCATCAACTGATAATTACTGTCTGCCTCTGCATATATAAAAAAGTTAAGAGTTCCGGTGCCGGTGTATCTAAAAGATATAGGTATATTTGAACTATCTTTACCTGTAGTTAATCTACTATTAGAAATCCAACCTCCCGATAAATACTGTAGATTTGGGGTAACTAAAATAGCGTGAGAGGCACTTTCAGTTATTTTAGTTATATCACTAAAGGTTACACTGGTATTAACATCATTAGCACTACTTGCACCAAATGTCCCATCCGATACTAGAAAACTAATGTTTTTTATTTGACCAGCATAAATTCCTTTATAAACTCGTATATACCCTGTATAAAACCCAGCACCTGAACCTATCTCAGCTACGTGTCTATAGTTAAGATCGTTCTCGTGCCAGTAGCCTAACGTGGAACCTGTTTTTTCTCCACCGTTTGAGGGTAGGAATAAATCAGTTGTGTTTATTTTTGTTGCTGTAATAGTATTAGCACCAATTCTGTCAGCAGATATTATGCCCGCATTTATCTTGTCAGCATTTAAATCATTTATTTTTGCATTTGTAATTGCAGCATTAGCAATTTTTGCACCTTGTATAGTAGCATCAACTATTTTAGCGTTGGTTATATTAGCATCCGCTATTTTAGCTGTTGTGATTTGAGCATCGCCTATCTTAGCTTCTTGAATAGTACCGTTTAAAATTTTAGCGTTTGTTATAGCTCCGTCTTGGATACGTGCACTGTCTATAAAAACCGTGCCACCGCTTACAATAAATGGAGCTGTAGCAGAAGACCCGTTCCATATTGCAAACTTATCTGCCTGGAATTGCACGTAAGATTGTGCTCCAGATCCATTATTAGCATTGGAACCAATAACCATACCAGCTGCAGATACACTGCCGTTGCTTTCGGTCGATACCTGGAGCACGTACATAGCATTTAAATCGCCGTTTATATTAGCGGTAGTGGTGTTCAAAGTAGTTATACTGGAACTATTTCCCCCAACCGTAGATGTCAAATTTGTTATATCAGTTGCTAAAGCAGAATCTGCGTTAGCTCTGGTTGTTGCTTCAGAAGATATTGCAGAGGTATTAGAGTTAACTGTTGAGGTTAAATTAGTAATGTCTGTCGCTAATGCGCTATCTGCGTTTGCTCTAGTTGTTTGTTCTGTTGAGATAGCAGAAGTGTTTGAGTTTACAGTCGCTGTCAAATTTGTAATGTCAGTAGCCAAAGAAGAGTCAGCATTTGCCCTAGCTGTTTGTTCTGCTGTTATAGCAGCAGTAACCGTTGATGAACTGCTAAAGCCAGTTAAAGTAGCTTCTAGTTCTGTTATCTCGCTAACCCTAGAAGAATTAGCTGTTGTTAAGGTAACAATGTCAGACTGAGCGGTTGCTATGTTTGTTGAGTTAGTTGATACAGTAGAACTCAAAGTATTATAAAGTGAGATTAATGATGAATCTCTAGCTTTTTCCCAACCGTTGTTACTAGAGTTTCTTATATAAACCTGGTTGTTGTCATTAGTATCTACCCAAATATCGACTGCTTGTAAAGAAGAACCGTCTGTTCTTGTAGTCGGGGCTGAAGTAGCTCTAATAACGTTTGCAGCTTTTGCAGCTACTGCTACGTCTGCATTAGTTATCAAAGTATTCAAAGCTGCGTAGCCAGGCAAATCTTGCAGCTCTTCTGAAAGCTGTTGCATTACCTCAGCTATGTTTTCTACTGTTTCAGCCTTTGTGCCGTTGGTCTGATTAAAAGGACCTTTAACATCAGAAGTACTTACATACCTAACCCAGTAGTAGTAAGTTTGGTTGTAACCTACAGGGTCTGTAATAATAAAAGAACTAGTTGTTGTTATAAGAACAGCAGTTCCTAGTTCGTCATCTCTAGAACGCCATACCTCTGTATAGGCATGGTTTCTATAAGGAGCGGATGCGCTCATACCATTCCAACTAACTATAATTTCTGTAAAAGCACCAGAAGCTTCTAAAGATGTAGGCGCAGGCGGTATATCTAAATCGCCAACGGTATCATCATTTGGTATAAAATCAATTAAGCCGTTAGGGTTAAAAGGCCTGTTGGTAAGTTTCTTAGCTAAACCAGAATCTATTAACTCTCTTAAGGTTATAGCTCTGTCTAAGGGGTCACCACGTCTACCTAATCTTATTTCTTGAGCTTCTCTCATAGACTCGAGAGTATCTCTTAACTCTCTATCTATTTTAACTGGTACATTTTTTAGAGCCGGAACTTTGGTTGCAGCCATCAGATGCTCCTTAATTCATCTATGGATTCTCCTACACAGATTTCGTTGACAATAGTAGCGCCTTCTACTTCAACTGCAAAAGTCTTATGTACACTTGCAGGTAGTCTTAGTATTGGTTCTGGTATAGAAGTAGCACTAAAACTAGGTGTAGTGCCAGTAACGCTGTAGGTACTACCGCTTGTTGATATCTGAGCATTATATATAACAGAGCCATCACCATAGACTTTGACTCTTACTGGATAACTTTCTGCATCTATCTTTACGAATCCCATACTTGTAGGTTTTGGCATAACATATTCTTTTGACTTCCAATTAAATGTCAAATTACTACCACCGCCTTGGAACTTTTTAATCGTGTTACTTATAATTAAATATAACTGGCTGTCGTCCGGATCTGTATGTCCACCACGTATCAACGCACTAGCATCTAAATCTACGAAACTTGTGCCGTCGTTCACTCTTGGGTCAAAGATAAACCCGCCGTAACCACTACCTGTGTTGTAGAAACCAACATACCTTTCTTCCCACAAGAACCCGGTAATCGTTGCAGGGTAATAACTAGCTTGCCATTGACTAGAAGTAATAATACCTTCAGTAAGATTTCGTACACTTGTACCTTCTGCTGCGATCAATCCGTCCGGACTTGCATAGATAACGTATGGGCCCATGTCTACCATTGATCTTTTGTTTAAGTTAGCTTGTGAACTTTCGATACGTATTGCAGTCATAGTATCGGGCCCAGACCCTGTAACTAAGTACGGTACGCCTTTGGTTGTAACTAACACGCCATTTGATATCACTTTTATTCCAACTATCTCTTCTTCTAACGTTATTCTGTAATTAACAGGCCAGGCATGAGGTAAAAAAGGCTCACTAAAACATATACGTTTGCCAGTAAAACCAGCAAAAATACCACCAGGTAGAGCACATAACCCTTTCATTGGGCCGTCTGGGTATAGGCTAGTGTCATCATCCGGAGGTGCAATCCATGTAGTAGAGGGTATAACTTCACCTAAATCACTGTTGTCTGAACTATCAGAATAGCTTGTTGTTGCTAGTGTTACTTCTGCTACAAATTGAAAAGCAGAACTATTTGACCCCGTATTTGATCTGTAGATACGTTTTTTAAATAAGTTAGTATTTGATTTTGAACTACTAGTTTCTAAACCACTAACGTCTACAACTTGATTGTCATCTGTTGTTATAACAGTAGATGCTGGAGAAGGTGGCCCTTCTTCGCCGTATGCTGAAACAAAGGTGTACACGTAAGAAGTTTCAAAATCCAGGTTAGCGTCCGAAGGTCCACCAAAACTAGCACCGTTTGTTATAGAGCTTGATGTACCTGCACTAGTAGCAGACCCATTAGTATCTACGCTTAAAGTAGTAGCAGAAGGCACACTTTTTATTTTAAAATCTCCATTTATTTCATCTGCTGTTAAACCATTAGTTGCACTAAATCCTACTAAAGTTACAAATTGATCTACAGAAGCGTTGTGATTGCTTGCTGTTGTTACCGTTATAGTTCCCGAACCATTAGTAGTTGTTATGGTTGCATTTATCTGTGTTGGTGCTGTTATTGCTACAGTAGGAGCTGCAGTTGGTGCAGGTATACCTAATCTGTAAAAAGCGTTTGGATAAGGAGCACCACCTAAAACAATATCACTTCTACCCATTCTAGGAAAAGATTGACCTGACCAATAGATCGTGTCGTTGGTGTCCCCGGGCAACGGTCCACGTACGACGTCTACATCTTCATCAAACTGTAGCCAACGTTCTGGGCTATCAGTGTATTTAAATATGCTTTGTTTGGTAGTGTTGGCAAGAGTAGAAACTCCGTTAGAAGGGTCTACTGTGGAATTCTCTTTTACAGGTACAAGACGTCCACTTTCTAAGTTTACATCGGTTGCAGTTTGCGCAAGGGTGTCTGCTAGAAGCCTAGGAGATACTCTAGGTGCTTTGCCTCCGAAGGTAATAAGTTTAAAATATGCCATTTATTCATTATACAGTATTACGAACTAATGCTTGTAGTTCTAGACTCCTTCTTCCTACTTGTTTAAACCACCTACTGTCTTCCATTTCAGCAGCCATTCGTTCCCATTCATGTTTTCTACAGGCATCTAACATATTTCTAAACTTAGAAAGCCTGCTACCTCCTAGATTAAAACACATATTAACCAATACGTGTTGTATATCTTCGGGTAATTTATCAAAATCTTCTTCACTACCAAAGACGTGAATAGCTTCTTTGTAGTGTTTATCAAAGTCATCTTCGTAGTACATATCAACTACTTCCTGACTCACCGGTGTACCTACTTCCCAATCGTACTCTGGGTCGCCTGGTTGGCACAGATGGCCAACGCCTAGTGTTTTATAGCCTAAACTATCTTCATATATCTCAAGAACTTCGCCTTCGTGCCTTTTGATATCAGCTTTGCACTTTTCGATATCCATTTTACTTTTCGGCTTTTTCTTCTTCGACTGGTGGCTGAGGCTTGATTTTATCTTCTGTAATGACTTTTTCCAATTCCGCACTTAAATGACTTTGCCCTCCCTGCACGATTTTTACTTCTACAGCAAGATCGTTAAGTTTCTGTTGTGCCTTAAACAAAGCATTAAAACCTTCGATTGCTCTAGGTGTTAGATCTTCAATAGCGTAAACGTTGCCGTTGAAGTTTATTTCTTTTATTTTGTTGTCTTCCATGTAAATACTCCTTATTTAGTCAACAATAATTATTTAGTATATATTTAAGAAAAGATTCTATCAAGGCCACTAGCGGCTATGATAAGTAGGTATAAACCTATAATGTACCTAGTAAATTTGGTGTCCATAGCATCGAACTTAGCGTCGCCTTTATCTAGACGCTTTTCTATATTCTCATAGCGAATAGCACACTCACGTTCGTGCGCTGCTATTTTTGCCATAGATTCTTTTACCGTGCTCATTAGATGCTAGATTCCTCGTTAGCGGTTCTTTTTGCTGCTTTAATTGTATCAGTCCAAACTGAGTTTGCAATGCCCTGAACCTCATCGCTTTCACCTGATACGTCTGTATCTGTATGTGTCCAGTTACCATCTTCGTCTTGTACAGAGTTTACACAATCTAATGCGTGTCTGTGAAAAGACCTTGAAAGCTCAGTGTAGCCTTTTGCATCTGTGCCTTCTTCTACAACAGTAGCTGTTCTTACTTGTATAGTTTTGTAGTCGCCTACAACTTCTATCTTATCTTCGAATATTCGTTTTCTTAACGCCATTTTTTCTCCTATGTCCGTACCTAGAATCCACTAGGTATATTAGTTGTTAAACTTTGTATGTAGCTGTTCCTCTTATATCAACAGAGTTATTATGTGATGCTTCTAATTCACCATAAACTGTATAATCAAAATTTTGTTCATTTATATTGATTAATCTAATAAAACTATCACCATCAACTAAAATAGTTGTTAATGTAGAATCATTTGGAGTATAGTATCTGGCATATATTGCTCCTGCCCCATTACTATCTATAGTAAAAGGTAAGCCGCTTATTTGAACTTGTGCTGAACTTGTAGGCATTCCACCAGAAGAAACTATATGATAATGAACAGTAACTTGATTACCAATTTTTGTGTAATGACCTGTAGCAGTGCTTAAAGTAGCTCCACCAAAGCCAGGAGTCCAAGTACCTTCTTCATAATCGTCAAGTGCGTTAGCTGCTGCTGTGTCTCCGTTGAAGGTAAGACCGCCTGAAGCTAAAATCCTCATGCGTTCTGTACCGCCTATTTCCCAATGAAAACCGCCACCAGCAGAATTGAAACCTAATTCATTACCAGTTCCCCTTACCCAGTTAGCAGTATTTGTTCCTGCTGTTCCTGAATTACCAAGTGTTAATCTAACTTGTGAAGCACTAGCAATTTCAACATAGCCTGAAGGAGTTAAAGTCATAAGAGTAGTAGTTGATGATGCTGAATCATCGTACCATTGGAACTGGCCTACGTCAGCATTGGCTCTGATTTGAAACCTATCATTAGTATCTGAAAAACTATTGGTATCAGTCATTGATATAGTAGGTGATGTTGTTTTTATATGTAAATAAGTTTCAGGGGAAGCTGTTCCAATTCCAATTAGTCCTAAATTATGGTCAATAACTAAATTATCAGATGTATTTCCTGCAAAAGTTAAAGCACCACTTGTACCAAGACTTCTGTCATTTTGTATGGTAAATGTGCCATTGGTTGTTTTTAATTCTAGCCTTGCATCATCACCTGATTCTGAACCTATAGATTCAATACGAACAACTGCATCGTCTCCATTTTTAATATTTAATTGTGTATCAGGTGAACCTCCAATTCCAACGTTGCCTGAACGTTCAACTTTAAAAACCTCAGATGATGCATTAGATGCTGAAATAAGTGCTGTACTAGATGAACCCCAAGCATGAGTAATAACTAAAGGAATGTCATCAATATTACCACCATAAATTCCTAGCTTACCTGTTGGACTTGTAACACCAATTCCAACTCTATTATTTGATGAGTCTACTTTAAGGGTTGAAGTATCAACTGTTAGATCGCCAGATATAACTGCACTTGTAAAAGTTGGGGTAGATCCTACGGTCTCTATTAGATCGGACAGTAGAGCTTTCTTCAGGGCATTGTCCGTAGCGTCAAAGATAAGCATATGGTCAGATCCAACAGCCGTAACCTCAGTCTGTGCTGAAATAACTGAGGGGTCTAAATATTCACCATGTACTTTAGTCTTTGCCATTTATCCTTCCAATACCTCTATTCTTGATTTTAAATCGTCTATTATTGTTTGTTGTTCTTGGATGGCTTTGACAAGTAAAGGTGTAATTCTTCCATAGTCCATACCTTGATAAGTTTGTTGACCTTCTTCAATTAAATTATCATCTTTACTACCAGTAATCCCATCATTCCATCCTGCTTCTTGTACTTCATGTGCTAAGAAACCTTCTGATTCTTCTCCATCTAATTTCCAATTAAATTTAACTGGTTTTAATTTTTGTATTCTTTCTAGTCCATTTTCCATAGGAACTACATTTTCTTTTAATCTATAGTCTGAAGATGTTGAATAAGTAACAGAACTAGATGCTGTTTGTATATAACCAACTCCATTATCACTGTTATGGGTAAATGATATTGCTATGAAGCTAGTACCACCCTCTCCTCTAATTGTTAATGCACCACCACCAGTTGTTTGAAATAATGCAGTTCTACCATTTGACTGAATACGCATTCTTTCTGTGTTTCCAGTAAACCAAGAATGATTGGTATTGCCTATATCCTGTCTATAAAATAAACCACTAGCAGCTTCTAAAAGCAGGTCATTATTAGCTGACCTATACATTAAGTTTCTGTTTGTATCACCAAGATTAACTTTGCTTGAAAGGTAAAGGTCTTTGAATCTTGCACCTGATGAACCTAAATCTATAGCATTATCTCTACCTGCATTTGTAGAAGTGTTATGAGGGGTAATTGCATCAGAACCATCTATAAATCTTAAACCAGTATCTCCTGTTCCAAGAGCCATATCTCCATCTTTAGCACCAATAGTTCCAACTGTTGAGCCATCTTTTCTAAACTCTGCAACTACACCATCACTACCTGTACGATTGACTAAAAATGGTGAGGAAGCAGTAGTTGTTGTGTATCTTGCTACAGAAAGTATGCTTGTACTTGCTTGGTAAGCAAAACCATTATCAGCAGAAGAACCTGAACTATTATTATAAGGTGTAGAGTCAGTAGTGCCAACCAACAAGTTGCCAACACTATTAATACGCATTCTTTCTGATACTGTTGGAGTACCTGTAGTTTGGTTTGAATTTGAAAAAATTACTTGACCTTCAACAAACTGCATTGCAACACCACGAGAATCTCCTCTGTGTTGAAAAGTTCCACTTGCATCGTAATAAAGATTATCTAATAGTACTGTTTGACCTGTAGCTGAAACAGTATCGTTTCCTAAAAGTGTTGCTCTTCCACCGACTTGTAAAATATCATGTCCTGAAAATCTTGCTGTTTCAGGAACTTGTCCTATGCCAACTGCACCTGAAGAATCAATACGCATTCTTTCTGTGCCTGATGTAGCAAATTCCATTCTATCGCCTGTGTGGTTATAGTTTATATATCCTCTATAAGCATCTGCACTTGAACCATCTCCAAAATGAATTGTATTAGCACCATTAGTAGCTGAAAGAAATTGCAATATAGTTTGCGAGGAGCTTGTTGTTCCTAATTGTAAGTTACCTGAAGAATTTATGTTAAGCCTAGTTACATAGTTTGCATTATTAGCATCGCCTTGTTGTATAGATAAATCATTACCTGCATCATTATGTAAAAATCTAAAACCATAAACACTTGGCTTATCAAACTCTATAACACCATCATCTATAGTTAAATTGTTTGTTGTAGTTGTACCTGTTACGTCTATGCCTGTTGAGGTTGTGGCTAGTTTTGCTCCATTGTCGTAATAAAGAGATGTAGCCCCACCATCTGCGAATGAAATAAAATCTTGGTCTCCTACATTATTTTGTAAGGCAAGAAACCCTCTCATATACCCATTTGACCCATCACTAAAGATGGAAGCATCTGAACCAGCACCAAAGATAGCTTTGTCGTTATCGCCGAGGTTAATATCGCCATTTACAGTAAGATCCGCAAGAGTAATCCCAGTGCTGGTACTGTCTATGTTTGCTGCTGTGATCTTAGTATTAGCCACCTTCTCTTATCTCCCGGATTTCCTGCTTGAGTGTTTCTATTAGTTCTTGTTGTTCTTGGATGGCTTTTACAATTAATGGTGTAATTCTTCCATAGTCCATACCTTGCATTTCTTCGCCATCTTTTTCACCTGCTATAGCATCAGGGAATATTTCTTGGACTTCGTGTGCTATAAAACCTTCTGAGGTTTCATCATTTGTTTTCCAATCAAATTTAACAGGTTTTAATTGTTTTAATCTATCAAGACCATTTTCTAAAGGTTTGATATTTTCTTTCATTCTATAATCTGAAGAAGTGTTATAGGTAACTGATGTACTTGCATTTGCATTAGCTAATGAAACACCACCAGCACTACCTTGTTGACCATTATAAAATACAAGAGCATAGGTTGTAGCTGTATAAGTACCTACTTGTATTCCCACACCAGCAGAACCACCTGAACCTGTACTTCTAAAATAAGCAGCATTAGTATCATGTGCTACGTTTAAATGTGTATCCCAGCCACCACCAGGTTGTGCTGTCGTGCCTATGTGCATAGCACCACCAGCATCAATACGCATTCTTTCTGCTGAATTAGTGATGAAAGCAACTGTATTTGTAGATGGTAAAGATAAACCATCTACACCTGATGCTCCCATTTGTATTGATGGAATTGTTGTATTACCACCATCTCTTATTCTTATCTTACCAGTCGTATCAAGGCTTTGAGCAGGACTATCAGTTCCAATTCCAACATTGCCTGAAGAATCAATACGCATTCTTTCTGTATCGTTAGTAGCTACAACAAAATCATTACTAGTTTGAGTACCAACTACAAACGTATTTCTAAAAGCAGTATTACTTGTCGCAGAACCACCAGTACCTACAAATCCTGTTGCCGACCCTGATGCTCCTTGCATAAATCTAACAACATTATAATGGTCTGTATCAGTGGTTGTATTTTCAATTAACCCTGAATAAACATCTCCCATACCTGCTGCATCAACGTGTAAAGGTGCTGTAGGATTATTCGTTCCAATTCCAACGTTGCCGCCATCTTTGACGGTTAATACCTGAGACGCTCCATCAAATAATTGGAAAATGTCACCAGTGCCGTTTTGAATGACCTGCAAAGTGGTTTGTGTTGTCCCAGCCTGATCATCATAAAATAAACCCAATGCTCCGCCTGATGTTCTTCCCGCCGTTGTTTGTAAGACCCTAAAACCTTCTGCGTTTGTTGCAGAATTATGGATTTCTAATTTTCTTGCAGGACTATCGGTACCAATTCCAACGTTGCCTGAAGAATCAAGAGTCATCTGTGGCACATCGCCTTCGTAACCTGAACGACCTGCGGCAAAGTGAAGGTCTTGCGAACCATTGGTAGAAGATACCTTGCCCCACATTCCAACAAAGTGGTCTTCAGCCCCATCTGTATCAGAGTTACCTATTAAAAATGCACCAACCTTGTCACCAACAGCAACAGACGTGTCTTCTCTAAAGGCAATAACCTCTGAGCCTGTTGAACTTCCTACTACCAATTGTCTTCCTAATAAAACACCTGTAGGGATAGTGCCACTATTATTTACGGTGACGCTGCCACTAGCATTGATGCGGAGTCTTTCAGAACCGCTTAAATCAAAACGTATACCTGTAGCACTAGATTCAATTTCATTAAGTGTGTCGTCATCTTCTAATACTATACTTACTGTATCGTCTGAAGATTTAAACCTAACTGTATCATTTGTAGTCCCTGAATTAACATCTAGGGTATATGCTGGACTCGTAGTCCCAATTCCAACTCTATTATTTGTAGCATCAACATGTAGGGTATCTGTGTCGACTGTTAAGTTGGCGGACATTTTTACATCGCCGACTATATCTAAAAGAGTAGAAGGTGAGGCTGTACCAATACCTACTCTTGAGTTAGCGTTGTCAACTACGAAGGTTGGTGAATCAAAAGCAACATCTCCTGTTACTGTAAGATCAGCAGGCATAGTAATATTACCAGATAGCTTGGAACTAGTTACAGTACCATCGCTTGGAGTTCCTATGTTTACTGGGTTTATTACATATACAGTAACGCCCCTATTTAAAACAACTCCGTCTGTAATAGTTAAAGTGTTATTAGAAATCGTGTAAGAGTCCTGATCCTGAAATACACCATCCACGAACACAATAAGATTAGTTTCTGCGGCTGGGGTATCAGATAGAACAAAGTCTGTTTGCCCTGAAGTAGCTGTAAAGGTATCTACGGTAAGATTAGAAGACTGTAGGTTAATTAAGTTATCAACTATAACTTCTAATGCCATGCCGTTTGGCGGAGCTGCATCAAATGTTAAAGTGCTACCACTAAAAGAAAAAGTATCATGGTGCTGCATAACACCATTTAAAAAGACCATAGCGTTTGCTTCTACGCTAGGATCTATGCCTATATCATAATCTGTAGCACTTGATGCGGTAGTGGCATTGTAAACCGTTTGGTTTGCAGACTTAGCTGCAATGTTTTCTTGGATTGTTTCAAGAACTCCAGCCGTTACCCTACCTTCGGCCGCATCTCCAGAAGAGAAAGCCCTTGCTGTAGTGCCCTCTTGAGCACGTACAATAGTTAAGGTATTGCCAGATCTAGCTGTACACTTACATATTTCATTATTCGTTCCGTCATCAAAGGTAAGTAGAAAAAATTCACCGGCAGATAAGGACGGAAAAACGCTTCCATCTGTAACTGTCGCACTCGTTGCAGAGTTTGACAAGTTCGATGCAAGTGTAGTCTTGGCATTGTTCTTAAAAACAATTCCCACAGTAAAAGCCTCCTGTTAAATTAGCTGACTGTTACTGTCCAGGTAATTGTCATTGAGTCGGCTGCACCCTTGTTTACTACTGAAAAAACTGTTCTGCAAAGCATAGTACCACTAGAAGAAGCATTAAATAAGCCAGCTTCTGTTACGGCACCAGTACCTGTACCAGCTCCAAAAGTCGCAACGTAAGTCACAACAGCACCAGAAACAGTAGTACTTGTTAGAGATACTCTACCAAGTTGATTGCCTAGTGCGGAGTTTGAAGCGGCAGCTGCTGTAGAACCACTACCAATAGCCATGTGCGACATAGCTGTTGCAGTAGCGTCTTTCATTCTAGAAGCAACGTACTCTTTACCATCAGTAACTACAAGGTTGTCTATCTCCTGTACTACTTCTCCGTTAAGAGCAATAGCAAGTTTACCTTTAAGTTTTAGATCATCATTTATCATCTATAGTCTCCATTAATTTAATACAAATGTATTTAAAGCCGCAGTATTAAGTATAGAGCCACCACCGGGTATAAACAAAATACTAATCGACTCAGTTATTGTAGCACTATCTGTTGCAGTTTTGCCAAAACTCTGCACTAAACTTTCTGCTACAGACACAGCATCTGACGAACTAAGGCCAAATTCGTGTGTCAAAACTTCTGTTATAGCTAATGTATCTGCAGCGCTAGAAGCTAAACTAAAACTACTTGATTCAGTTATACTAAAGGCATCCGCTAATGCATTAGTGCTAGCAATACTTAAATCTTCAGACAAAGATGTAGTATCTGCACGTGTTAGTGAAGTAGAAAAAACAGGGGCCGCGTCCGAAGCACCTAAAGTATCAGAGGGTGCTAAACCAGCTAGATAACTTAAATCTTCACTTAAACTTGGGCTGTCAGTAATTCCAGGCTTACTAAAATCTTTTGCTTCAGAGTCGGTAAAACCAAATACGTTGTTTTTTACTAGATCAGATTGTGTTGCTAACTCATCTGTAGCACTAGCTGCGTCATCTAAAGCTGCTGCATCTGCAAAGGTACGTAAGAAAGTAACATTTCTATCAAAAGATTCTGCTACGCTAACAGTGTCATTGTCTGCAGCTTTACCTACTTCTTTTGCATCAGACTCAGAGAGGCTTGTAGTATCAGCTTTTGCAGCAGAAAATAAACTAGCTAAATCTTCTGTTACGCTAGTAGAGTCGTCTTTTGCTAAAGATGTATCAAGAACTTCAGAGTCTGTCAGTGTAGGAGTGTCTGCTTTAGCTAGGCCTACATCTTGTACTAGTTCTTCTGTTACTGTAGGGGCATCAGAAAAAGAAGTCTCAAACAGTTTTGCTAGTTCTTCTGTAACAGAAGTTGTATCTTCTTTACCTAAAGCCGTATCTAAAGAAGTTATTGCTTCAGAAAGAGCAGGTGCATCAGTAAAGTCTCGTACGTATTGTACGACTCTGCTTAGCTCTTCGGTAAGTGTAGGGGCATCTGCAAGTGCTTTGTCTAAGTCTTTAGCTAAAATTTCACTAATAACAGATGAGTCTGCTTTAACTAAACTGGGGGCTAATGCCTGAGCATCACTAAACCCAAAGCTCTCTGCGTTAGGAGAATTGTATTGTTCAGTAAAATATCTGTTTAGGGTATCAGCGTCTATGTTTACATTTGCAGCTGTAAGTTGTTGAAAGGCAACAATTTGTTGTAGATCTATAAAATCTACCGTGCTTTTTAGATGTTCAAATAAGCTTACAGACTCAGTAGAGTCTGTCTGAATTATCAGCCGTAGCTGTTTGTAGTCTACGGTAAACTTGAATGCCATTAATCAAAGTCGTCACGTACTTTAAACTTTATTAAGTCTTGTACTGTCTGAATGTTGCCATCAGATTTAGTAAACTCAAGTTCTCCTTCAAATGTACCTGCTGCCGTCCAAGTTCCAGACGGGAATATTAGTGTACAAGTCCCTGAACTAGGGGCAGAAATAGTAGCAGTAATAGTAGAAAGAACTGTAGATTTACCTACTTCTCTTATTCTTAACTTCACAGTGCCGTTGGTTAGATCAATAGGAGCCCACGTAGTGCTATCTTCTATGTCTAAAGTCTGACCACTTGCTGCTGAGTTACTATCTTTTAAATTAAAAGTAAGCTCTGGTAGTGTATCTCCAACTACTAACTTTATTGTATCTGAGTATGCCATAATTAATTATACCTATAATGGTGAATAAAATGGAATTAAATTCTTTGGTTTAATATCACCCGATATCAAATCATAACCTGTACCTATAGTAGGCCCTAATGGCCCTACCCATAGAGGGTCTCCATAACGTTTTCTCTCTATGAATAAAGGCAACGCCATTGTATATGGGCCTAATATTCCAGATCTATCTATAATCTCAACGCTATATTCCCCCATGTCCATATCTAAAGACCTTCTATAATTCTTATCTTCAGGGCTAACACCCGGCAACGCCCAAGCTAAACCAATTTTAAATCTTTCTCTTAAATCAAGGCCTAACATAGTTAAAGGAAGCAGAGTAACTGCACCCATAAATAAAGGTATTGCAGCCCCTTTCATACCAACTTCTGCCATTCTAGATTGCATCTCTCTACCTGTGCCCATTACGATGTTTTTGCCGTAAGAATAAAAGAAAGACTTAAGTTGCCAAACTAAGGCAAACCTAGGATCAGAAGCCCAAACAGGCCTCTCGGCTGCATTAGGTCTAACAATAGCCTCATCTACAAATCTAGCAGCCGCTAGTCTAACTCTTTGATGGGACGGAGCAGTGATATCTCCCCCACCCCATGCTATAACTTCGTCAGCTGTTACATCAAGCTCTCCTAGGTAACGTTGTGCAGTCTCATCTCCTGCTAAAGCTTTATTCGCATTATCTATTAAAAATACACGGGCCATGCCTGCAGCAAATCGTCTAGTAAAATTAGTAAACTGTTCTAATTGTATAAACCTAAAGAAATTATTAGTCCATTTTTTAGTCTTTTTACTTGTGTACTGTAGTTCTCCCGCACCCACATATTGCTCATTCATAGCATTAATACCAACAGCTCCTATATCTTTTGCAAATTGATCTACTTCTGCTTCCGACATAGCTGCAGTAACAGTACGCATAGTCTCTAAAAAGTTAGGTATGCCTCTGTAACGCAAGATAGGGCCTGCTAGATCTGGGAAAGAAGCAAAGACAGATAAAGGTAATAATGTAGTGACATTAAAAAATAAACCTGCATTGTTAATGTTTCTAAAAGTTTTACTCTCTATAGGGTCAACCCTACCTAGTATTGCTTTAACTGCATCTTTAGCTAGTTCTCTTTCTTTAGGGTCTTTTATAAGGCTTAGCTGTTCTTCTATGGCTTGTGTACCGCCAAAATCAGCAAAACCTCTTCTTTTAGTAGAGTTCTGTATGTATCTCTGTAAAGCGTAAGAAGCGTCTTCTAAAAGCTCAGCATTTCTTAAAGCATCTGTAGGTATATTTCTAAATAACTCTGCTCTCTGCGCTAACATACCCACTGCATACTCATCTTCTGCAGCCCTATTAAAGTTAGCATCTTCACTTGGGTCACGTAACATATCTACAACAGCATCTGTTGCGTCACTTTTTGACAAGCCAGGATTATATTGAACTAAGGTTTCAATTAAAGTTTCTCTTAAACCAGGGTCATTCAATAGTTCTTCTATCTTATACAACCTAGGGAAATAGTTTTCTAAGAAACCCACTCCTAACTCACCTAAATTTAAATCGTTGTAGTGTTTAATTAAAAAGGTGCGCATCTGTTGAGCTTGCGGTGATAACTGTTCAAAAGGAGTATCTGGATTTTCTAACTCTTGTAATACTTGTTCAACTGCTTCATTCATATCACCTGGGGACTCTACGTTCAAAATAGTTTGTATCTCATTCATCTTTGCACGAGCAAGACTAAATACTTTAGTTAGGTAAGCAGTCTTTTCTTTAGTACCCACTCTTTGCTTAAAGAGCCTTGCTAAGGCTTTGCCTGGTTCTCCAAAACTCCTAAGTAGCCCATCGGCATCTTGAAAGATAGTTCTAAGAGTACGTGTTGCTGCATCTACTCTAGAATTAGGTATTTCTCCATCTTCTACAATTTTGTTGGTTATACGTTTAAGAGTTTGTGCGGCCCCTTTGTCTAATACCTGTTTAACTTCTTCTATTTTTTCTTCTACTCTAGCTTTTTGTTCATACTTAAATTTATTGTTTTTAGTAGAAGACATAACTTCTTGGATATAATCATTAAAAGCAGGGTTTTGTGTGAACCTTCTTTTTGCTACAGCTTCATACTTAGAGAAGAAAGCTTTTACTTTATTTGCAATATTTTTAAAGAATGACTCTGTTTGGTTTTTAGCTTTCTTAGTCTCATCAATTAAAAATACGGCTACTTGGTCTGATACCCATTCTTGGAAACCTTTACCGTCCGGCAAAGAATATTGATCAGTTGTATTAGTCTTTAGTTCTTCATCAAAAGCTTTTTGTAAAGCATTTCTAAGGGTTTTTACACCTAAACTTCTATCTAATTCTTGATAAATAAAAGAATGTCCTATTTCGTGGGCTACAGCAAAAAGTCGAGCTCCTTGGTCTTCTGCGTTAAAACCGTCTCTAGTCTGTATAATAATAACGTCAGTGTTGCCACGGCCTCGTATATTTATACCACGTTGATTAGACTCAGGCCCAAATTTAGCCTGTGCAGCTCTTGCTCTTTTTTCTAAATTTTTATCTTCTAGAACAATAGTATCTTCTGCACTGAAGAATAACATCTCTCTATTTAGCCCTAATGTATTTTTAGCAATGTTTTTTAAAGCATCTAAAACTTCTACACCAAGATGCTTCTCTATAGTAGAACTATATTGCACATATTCTTTTCCCGCCTTTGCTTGCGTTGCATCTAGTTCTCGTTGTTCTGCAGACCGCGCAGGTTTTTTAGCCCATTCTCTAAACAAAGGATTGCTATCGAAAGCGTATTGATCAGTTGGATCTTCTTGGATTTCTTGCTCTCCTTGTTTCTCTGCTTGGAAGAAAACATTATTTGCAACATCCTCTCCTTTTGTAGCTGCTGTTAATTTTCTTTCCGCTCTTTCAACTTTTCTATCTATAGCTGCTTCTCTAGAACTAAGGTTGACTGCTTCTTGCTGACCTTTTGGTCTAAAAGGTTTTACTTTCTTACCAGTTTGGCTTACAAACATGCCACTACTTATTTCTTCTTCTGTTAAGCCTTGCTTAAGTGCAGCTTTTTCAACCTCAACATCTTCTTTAACTTGTTCAAGTTCTTCTTTTGCTAGTTTTACTTGTTTTTCTGCTTCTTCTACTAAATTTTGTGCAGCTTCTAGGTCATCTCTTTCTATTCCTTCTAAAGTAGAAGTCTCGGTCAAAGGCACATTACGATTTCTTTGTAGGCTTGTTTCTCTGCCTATCTGCCTTTGCATTTGCTCAAGAGTTAAAGACCTACCATCTTTATTATAAATTTGAGCAATACCAGCTTGTTCATCAGTAAAAGGTTTGCCTTCAAATAAAAGGGTGTAACCGTTTGCGGACATTTCTGCTAACAAGAAACCAAAGCCTCCTATAGCAGATTGAAAATCTCCTTCGATATTATTACCAAAAGCTTTAGATATATTCCTACCTATATTGGTAAACCTATTAGGGTCTACAGGGGTTTTCTCTCCATCTTTCTCTAATTCAAACCTTGTAAACCTTCTTTGACTACGTGGATCCCTATCTTTAGGGGGTTTGTTAGTTCTACCTCTTCCTACAATAGCTGCAACTTTTTGTGCTAAATCAGGAGTAACATTTTGTGTGCCAACAGCTGCTGAGACTCCAGGCATATTATATTTATAAATAACTATGCCCTCTGATTGTTCTCCAAAACCGTAAGCTTGGTTTCCTAACAAATCACTACGGGCTAAAGCTTGATTAAGTTTTAAATATCTATTAGCTACACCTTCACTAATTTTTCCTGCTGTAACTAGTCTATCAAACTCTGTAACAAACTCTGGGGCTAAAGGTGTAGTGTCTTCTGCACCGTTCAATATCTTGTTGTATAACTCATCTCCCTTTTTAACTACAAACTTTTGATTTTTTACGACCCCAAAAGGCCTACCATCAGTTTCCCTGCCGATAGGGTTTTCAAGAGATCCTTGTTGTTCTCTAATATTTCTAGCTTTTAAATCTGGTACTATTTGGGGTTCTGTTTGTGTGTCTTGTGCAAACAGTCTTTCTTGTTCAGTTGTAAAAGTTTCAAAAGGAGTTTGATTAGCTTCGTAGTCATCTAAGTCTTCTTCCATTGCGGACTCTTCTTCTCGGACAGGAAGTTTACCTGCACGTTCTTCATTAAAAGCCTCTAAAGTTTGCACAACAATATTTCTATTGTTAGTACCATCTGGGCCCCCTATGTAATTTTGAGCAGCTGTTATAGCAGTTTGTTCCTCTTCGCCTGCTTCTACATCATACCTCTTTAACACTTCGTTGTTTTGGCCACGTACAGACACTACTACTCTCATGCCCTTACCTTCAGTAGGAGGGTTCTTACCATAAATATCTAAAAACTCTAACAGTCTTTTTCTATTCAAAGGCGCAGCGCTCATAGTGTTTACAAACCTTTGGTTAAGGTCGCCATCAAGAGTAAAGAAAGTACCTACCCCTGGTATCATAGTCCTTTCTAGGTTTGATATTTTTTCTATCCTATTTGCAATAGGACCAAACTCTTCATAGTTTTGTTGATCTACCCAAACAAAATCTCTATTAATATTAGGGTCTTGTAGGTCTCTAAACTGTGCACTTAAATCTGTTTGTGTTTCTAAAATAGGATTATTCTCGCCTTGTTTTGTTTTTTGGTATAAATCAAACATACGTTTTTCATACCCTATTTCAACAAGTTCTCTCATTTTTCCTAGCACAGCAGTACTTGTACCAGTGCCGGTACCAATTCCCATGCCACCTATAGCTCCCATATACAGAGCTTGGAGCCTATCTAAGTTAGCTTGAGTCTTCGTGTATTCGTCATCTATTCTAAGTTTTTGTTGCACGGAGAGTTCTTCTTGCAAGCCTTCTGCTACCCCTTCAGAAACGCCTGTGAGTACTCCAGCACCTAAACCTCTAGAAACAATATCAAGTGTAGATTTACCAGCTGAAGGAGCATCTAATATAGCTCTCTCGTTAATTAGATTTTTTGCTGCTTTGCTTTTTAAGTTTCCAACAATAGCTTTATAGATCAAAGCTTCACTACCAACACCAATCAGGCCAAATGTAGCGCCTTGTTGTTGAGCTCTAAATGCGGTTATGGGGTCTGTCATATCTTGTTCAGCGTAATCGCCAAAGGCTATACCTGCACCAATAGGTTGTTCTTGTGCAAAAGCGCCCGCTACGGCACCTCTAGTTGCGTACTTATTCCTGAGTTGGGATCTTAAATACGGGTATAAAAGATTAACAACTTTATCCTCTTCAGGTGTCATAGTTATTGCAGTCTTTTTACCTTGTTTTTTAAGAACATCTAAAGTTACTTTCTTTTTTAAGATATCTTCTACTTCAGTTTGAATAAACTTTCTTGAAGCTAAACTAGCAGGTATAGTGGTCAAACCAGTACTACCAGCTGCAGCAAACAAACTACTAGAGCCTGTTAAGTAGCTCAAGCTCGCTCCTACTCCTGCACCCGCTAGGGCTGCAATAACACTTGTGATTGCGGTGGGGGCAAATTGACCGGTTGCTTCTATAGCACTATCTACGAAGCCACTAAAAGTAGGCGCTTTGATAAATTCTTCGAAAGGTTGGCTGTCTAAAAGATAATAAGCTCCTACCTCTTGTTCATCTTTTGCTCGTTTTAAGGATTCATTCATCCTCTCTTCGTTGCCGGTCAAAGCCGCTACAGAAGCATCAAAGTTAGCAAGGGAACTTACAAGGTTAGCTTGTCCAGCTTTAAAAGAGGCACGGAAACGTTCTATGCCAGAAGTTAAATCATCAACTTCTACACGATCTTCTGGCCCAAGAATTCTTTTAGATTGAGTACCTATTAAAGGCTCTAAGTCTTTAAGGTTGTTAGCCCTTATGTCTCTTTCAGACTGACTCCCTATAAACTCTTTTGGTATAGCCATACATTAATTTATTACTTTGATATTTTGTTTACCTAAATTAGCATAAAAACCAAGTTGCAACTGGCTTTCTAAATTACCAAACTCATTAGTAAACTCTTGGTCTTCAATGACTATACTAGATTTAGCACCAGAACCCGGTTGTCTCAATCTTAACCTTACTAAGTCATAGCCAGTTTCTGTTTTTCTAACTTCTGCTGAAACGTAAGGATATATTTCGTCTTCAGGATCTTTAAAATCTACTCTACCTGCAAAAAAGTTTCTTATAGCTTCAAAAAGCCCTGTTCTGCTGTACTTGTCTATCAAACTTTTTACAGCTTGACTTGTTTGTATTCTTTCTAAGTTTTCTACTGCTCTTTGGTTATTGGTTAATTGCACAAGTTCAGTTCTGTTTAAACCAACTCTTTGGCCGGCTGTTTGTAACTGTGCTCTTTTGATATTTAAAGGGCCATTATCTGTCATAATATACTCAGGAAAAAGAGCCTGATACTTACCAGCTAAAGCATCTCTGTTTAATTTAATTGAGTTATTTTCAGTAAGTTCATCAAAACTACCTCCTGCAAACAACTCTTGTATCTCTTGTATCTCTCCACTAGTATCAAAACCAGTATCTGGGAGATAGTAACTTGTAAAGCTATCTTTAGTTTCTGTTAGTAAGTCTCTTTGTCTAGCAGAAGCATCAAAACTTAAGCGATCTGAACTAGTAAAAGCATTGAGGGTATTATAAAAAAGTTTAGCTTGATCCGGTCTAGAAGCTCCTGATCTTTCAGCAATCAAAGCTGCAGCTATCCTATTAGTGTTAACATCATTAGTTGGGTTAATGCTAGCTACTATTTTGTCTATATTAGCAGTAAAAGATTGCCCATCTGTAACTCCTAAACTGTCAAGAGCAGACTCTAAACGTTCTGCTACGTTTTGAGCGCCTGTGCTGCTTGCGGCCTTGACAAAGTTGTTGTAATTGTTTTCATCACTAAAATAAGTAGTGGCCTCTTGCGCGCTCTTAAACTCTGGAACATCAAAAGCGACAGCCTCAGTCCCAGCTTGTTGCTCGTTAGCTGTTTCTATCTCATCAAGCTCTCCCTCGATCATGCCACCAGCGATATTCCCGCCAATACTAGTGCCGGCTAAGCCCAAACCGGTAGCTCTTGTCGGCGAAAATTCTCTTACTACGTTACCGGAAGAATCTTTTACAACTTCAGTCACTGTTCTAGGGTTCTGTGAGCCTTTTCCTCTTCCAAAATCCATTAATTTTTCGCTAGTTGATCTTTTTTTCAAATCAGCTTCACCAGCTTTGACAATTTGTTTGCCTTGCGGAGAATCAACATCAAATCTTTTGCCGCTTTTAGATACAGCCTGAGTCTGTGTTTTAGGCCTAGTAACAGTGCTCTTAGCAAAATTAAGCAGTCTTGTTCCTATATTTGCTCTTGATAAAACTCCTGCAGTAAGGGCAATACCTCTAACTCCTGCATAAGTAAGAGCGCCAACCCCTGGTATAACAAGTAGCCCAGTGCTTAACAAAGATACCTTTTCAGCAGTGTTCATGTTATTCCAAGCCTGTATCATTGCGTTCGTGTCTTCTTCACTGAGTTGTGAGCCCTCTACCATAGCCATAGCTTGAGCTTGTTTAGAACCCGGTTCTGGTGGCCCTGCTTGGTCCGGTAATAACTCGACAATTTCAGGCCTAACTTCAGTCAAAGCAATAGGTGGTATCTCGTCATCTAATTTTGCAGCTGCTTCTGGGTCTTGTTGTTCTGCGATTAAAGCAGCAATACTTTCATTAAACTGCCCAACTACTTCTGCATCTTCTAACAACCCGTTTTTCTTTGCTTCAGAGATAGCCTCAGCTATATCAAGAGATGTATTTGAAGGTTGCGCATCTTGAAGAGAAGCACTTATGTAGCCAGGTTTTTGATTAGAGTTAACATACTTATAATTAAGAGCTAATTTAAACAACTCGTTAGCGTCTGATAAAGAATATTCTGCTATCTCATCATCTGTTGCATCAGACTGCATTAAAGTTTTAGGGGCCATATCTCCTTTATAGTTCTTCCCTACTATAAAAACGCTGTTTTTATTTGGGTTGTAAACTACACTACTAGGAATAAAGTCTTCTGTAGTCCCTTGAACTGTTTGAGTTTTAGTAAGAAGAGGAAAGTCTGCTACCAAGGCTTCTATAAAATCTTTATTTTTTAAAGTAAATTGTTTACCACCTTCAGATGACTCCACAGAAAGTAAATTAGAAATAAAAGATTTTCCTTCTGTTTCTATAGGTTGATAGTTATTACCAAGCAATCCGCCTGCCCTAGCGTCTATTAAAAAATTATCATTAAAGCCGTAATCAATAGCGTTGTTTACAAGTTTTTGTTCATTAAGTTTTGCAAGTTGAGACTGTTGCACACTCTGTGGAATAAGGGCATCCTTAAGAGCATCTCCAATTATAGGTAATTGATATAAGAGCCCTTTTGGTTTGTATTCTTCTTGTGGAATATATTTATTAGCCACCGCTTGCACCCCCTGTAGCCCCTTTGATAGCGCCACTAATTAAAGCTCCGCCAAGTCTAAACAAATTTCCTCTATAAGAAGCTTTTGCATTTCTATACGCATTCTCTCTAGAAACTTGAGCAAGACCAGATTGTGCCAACATACCGGTTGCTTGTGATTTTTGTCTATTAAAAACAGACAACAGCTGCGCTCTTAAAGCTTGATTAACTTCTCTTTGGTTCCTTCTCGCTAGATTAATCGTATTAGCCGTTGCAAGTTGTCCGCCTCTTTGTTGAGCTCTATTCATTTCCCGTCTTTGTGCCGGTGTTAAATTCCCTCCACCGTATCTTTCTAAATTACGACGCATAATTTGATTTTGTTTTTCTATCTCTCTAGGCGCAATAGTTCGAGCTCTATCAATAATTGAAGTGTCTGACATAGCTTGTCTAAGAAGACGTTCTTGAAAAGGCGCATCTTCTTTCATAAAACGATCATAATCTGAACGTAAAAACCCTTCTAGTTGTCCTGTTGGGTCATATCCTGGATCTAAAGCCATTATTTATCTCCGTCCTCTGTAGCTGAAGAGTCTGTTAAAGCGTTACCAGCTGCAGCACCTGCGGCTGTAAAAGCGGGCATAAACAAATTCATAGCTGCTGAATCTCGTTTAGTTTTATAAGCAGCTTGTCCTAACAAGTCTGAAGTAGATAATTTAACGTTTGCCCCTATGCCTTTTGTAAGGGTATCAAACTCACCAGCTTGACCTTTTACAGCGAGCATATTAGCTTCTGTTGCTTTTACCTTACCTTTAGTAGAAGCAGTTGACATATTAGACAGAGTTCCAATTAATCTATCTGCTGATTGATCAACATTACTAGTTCTCTTCATAATATTACCCACCCCAATACCGAGCGCAACACCGGTACCAATAGGACCTGGAATTGTAGAAGCAGCTTTCATTGCATCAAAATTAGCAATACCTTCTTGCTCTGACGCAAAATCTTGCGAACCATAATCCCGAATAGCGCTTATAACGTTTCTAATATTAGGATCTAATCTTTTTAACAACTCAGTACTAAACTGGGTTTGGAACTTCTCCATAGAAGTAGCTTTATATCTTTCTTTTTTAGGTTTACCTGTTATTTTTCTTACAAATCCGCCCATTAAACTTTTCTCCTAAATACCCTTGTATCCAATTCCCATCCTTCTTTTAGAAAATAGGATTCTAATTCCTTAATTTTAGTATGAGCTGCTATATATCTGCAACCTATACTTTTAGCAAGTTGATCAAACCAATCTCGTTTTTGAGCCCAAACATTTGTGCCTTTCTCATACGCGTAGCCTAACCAAATAAATAAAGTCTGCTCATTGGTAAACTCATCTACTTCAATAGTAAGAATTACAAAACTATGATCAGCTTTATACAGATAAGCTTTGTTATTCACACAAGCTGCATAAACGTCTTCAGCTCTATAACTTAAAGTCCTATCTTTAAGAATTTCAACAATACCGGGCTTTACTTCTTCCCAGCAAGTGCGTATATCAACGCAGACAAAATCTTCAATAGTCGATTTCCTTTCCGTATCTGCCATACCGTCTCCTAGGTAGCCCTATGCCTTTATATTTAACAGTCCTTTTGACTCCTAAATCTCCGCCTCGAGCTCTTAATTCTGCTTGTTTTATTTCTAAGTTAAACTGGTATAGATACTCTTGTGCAGCAGCTACATCTGTCCACTCTCTGTTGGGAAGTCTTAGCAATCTGTACAAAGTCCCATAAATTAAAGCATCTCTATACTGATTAGCTACTGTAGTATCAATATTATTACTTGTTCGGGTTGGTTTTAAAGCTACACTAGCTATAACTTCTTTTGCCCCACTTGGGACAGGCACAATCCAAAATAGACTTGGTGACTTTTGCAAGTATACATGAGGGTTACCTGTTCTATTTCTCCAGTCTGGGTAGTTTAATTCTAAGCTCCTAGGGCTTATAGGATCCATATCGTTACCGTCGTGGGTCATGTATAAAACTTGATGAACTTCTGTAGCTACTGGAAGATCAAAATCATACTCGTAAACACCTGCAATAGTGTTGAATGGATCCATGTCTAATATATAAGCTTTTGACCTTTCGCAAAACTCAATAGTCGCAGAACGTATATTTTGTTCCACTAAAGGGTCTGGGCATAAAGGTACGTAGGGTAAAATTTCTTTAACTAAAGAAGAATAGGCTGCCACCTTATCCTCCTTGCTGCATTATTTTTGGAACAGACCCTATATTAGAAACCATATCATTGTTTGGGTCTAACAACATTTGTGCTTGACCGCCTTGGCCTATACTTGCTGTAAACAACTGATAATGTGTGCTTGCCCTTTGAGAGTTTCCTGCGTACTCCGCATCTTTCATATATGCTCTATAGAGAACAAAATCAATAATAGGGTTAGCATAAATATCATCAACACTAATGGTCTCACTAGCTGCTGATAAATCTGTAGGTGCAGCTGAGTAAACAATTTCTACATAAGCGTTACCGGATACTCCAGGATAAACATAGTAATTGCGAGGATCATCGTCGTCAAAAACATAATGTTTAACAGTTGTTCCATGTGTAGATACGTTCCCATCGTGCCAATCTGGCTCTTGTGTGTTAAGAATATCTACGTTTACTATTCTAATCGCTCTTTTACCTGTAGCACCACCAGAAGCATCAGACATGTTCCTAGTTATTTTGATTAGCCTCAACCCACCTGAGGGTAAAGTTTGTTTTGTACCTGTAACTAATTGAACATTTGTTGTAGTAGCGCTAGATTCTGGTCTAAAATTAACAATCTCTCTCTGAGCGTCATTTATATAATTTAAAAGCTCAGCCTCAGTCCATCTAACACTGGTTGTATCTTGTAAAGTGTCCCTAATTCGATCTAGTAAATTAGTGCCCGTGAGTGTCCCTGCCATAATTTATTACTCCGCTTGTTCAAGCTCTGCTATTAAATCTGATTTCTTTTTGCGCCTGTCTAATTCTATTCCAATAGTTCTACCGTATTCTTCTAGCTCTACTTTAGTCATACCTTCAAAGTTTGGTTTTGGGTCTTCAACTGCTGGAGCTTCCTCTATAACAGCTTCTTCCTCTATTGAAACTTCTTCTACTATAGGAGCAGGTTCTACTACTGGGGCTTGTTTAATGTCTTTTACTTCCGTGCATCCGGCTTGTAAACAAAGTAAACCTAAATCATCACCAACTTGTCTAGGTTCGCCAGCTTTTAAGTGTATAACTGCACCCCAAGTAGATGCTACTGATTTGTCTTCGTTTGATACTATCCACATAATTTTCTCCTTAAATATGGGTGGCTAACAAAAGCCACCCATAAAATATACCACAATTAGTATGCTACATCTAACGCAATAACGCCGAAGTCTTCATCCTGACCTGTGTGGTCTGAATTGTAGACTGGCTTCTTGAGTCCGAAGATTTTACCAATTGAAATACCGTTTTGGTTACCATAGTCGAAGGTATCTTCTACTATCTCTGGTATACCAATATCTGCCATAGCTAATGATTGAGCGCCACAGAATAAACATCTTGAGTAGTTTATGTCTGCATCTGCACCACCTTTATAACCAGCAGCACCAGCATTTGCTGAAGTACCGGTTAAAGCGCCACTTGTATTAAACACATGTCTAAACTCGTGAACCATGATGCCATCAACCATTAGAGATGATGAACCTGAGAACAAGCTTGAACCTGGCCCTCTTACTCCAGCATTTCTTACGTTAGCAAGGAAGTCTGAATCAAGTTTTAGGTCAGCCATTACTTGTGGTGTTACGAAGAGATGGAATGTCTCGTCGTTACCCGCACCTCTTAGTCCTCTAATGTATTGATCTTTAGCGTAAGCTTTTAGATCTACAATAGTGCTGTAGCTTATTTTGTCAGCTGCTTCTAAAGCAGTAACATCACCAGCTACAAGACCGTTAGTTGCATCCACTCTTCTATGTCTATTAGAAGTTGGCGCACTTACAGAGCTTGAGAACTCTAAGTCGTTTAGGTTTTGACCTGAATTCATTGAGGCTCTTAGACCACCATTGTTTTTCAAGTTATATCCAATACCACTTAGTGTAAGGAATGCTAATTGGTCCATTCTGTCAGCCATTGCATAAGCAAGAGCATCTCTTGAATGTTCCCTGAAGTTCACAACTGATTTTTGATCAGCCAGTCTACCTGACAGTCTGTTCGCAAATCTTAGTTGGTCGATTGTTACGACTATGTCGAACGCTCTTAGTGATTCTTCATTACCTTCGAGAGTGTTGTCTCCAACAATACCGTCACCAGTCATGTCAGCTAAAAGTGTTAATACAGCTCTAGCTCCCTTTTCTGATTGGGTAAGCTCAGATATTCTCTGAACCATAGCGTTGTTTCCGCTACCCGCGAATTGGTTAATGAAGGACATATTTCTAGCTACACGCCAGAAATCTCTAGACCAGATAGTAAGCTGTTCACTGGTCAAAGAAGCAAAGTTAGTATTTGCCATGATATTTCTCCTATCATTAAATTAATTAACCAGTCGACTTTTGGAGCGACTTTTTATCCGTGTACCCTTTGTCGTTGGGGTGACGCTCTCGTTGTTTACGGATTACGAACCCGGATAGTTTTACGCACTAACAGGCGAATAACGTTTTTTACGGACACGACCCCGGTAAGATATCGCTCTTACGTGCGAACTTATTTATTTTATACCACACTTTATCCAAAATCACCACGCATTCTGCGTAAAGTTTCAGCAGGTAAAGCATCAAATTCTTCGATTGACATTGCATTAATATCAACTTTTTTTTCTGTTTTGTTTTTACCTTTCATAGCAGGTGGCTGTTTTTCAGCTGCTTCTATCTTCTTTTTAGTATTAGCAACTTGTTTTTTCTCTATAACTTTTTGTTGCACTGGAGTAGGTTCATTAAGAGGTACAGGTTCCACAACAGTAGGAATTAATAAGTCTACTGCTTTTTGCAAAGCATCTGCGCCTTCATACCCTTGGATAATGTATGCATCTCTTAAACCTAAAACTTCTTGAGTTTTTACCTCATCATACTTTGAACTACTTTCATCTAGAATCGGATGCTTCTCTGCAACTTCAGCTGCTTTTTGCTGTAGTCTCATAGTTTCAGTGCTCTGTTGCACCGTTTGGCCCATTTGGTTTTGTACCTCAAACATCATAGTTTGCTTCTCGGCTGCTCTAATTTCTGCTCTTAACTTAGCGGCTTCTGCGGCTTGTCCATTTAGAATCAACTCTTGGTACTCAACTTCTTTAGCATCAAAGTCAAACTCTGGAGCTTTTTCTATTCTTTCAACAGGATTAGAAAGTTCCTCTACTTTCTTTTGTAACGCTTTTTGTTTTGCTAGAACTTCATCAAACCTAGACTTTGGAATCATAGGTTCTTTTGGTTCCTCAGATTTTTCCTGTACTGGTTCAACAGGTTGTTGTGCATCTCCCTCATCATCTGCCAGTACTGTTTCTTCTCCTGAATCTTCTGTGTCTTCGTCTGCAGGTTCAACATCTTCCTCTTCTGCTTCCTCTTCAGACTCTTCAGATGGTTCTTCTTCAGCCTTAAGCTCTTCGACTTCTTCAATTTCTTCCTCCTTGGGAAATTCTATTTCATCTTCTTCAGGTGATTCAAAGTTCATATCAACTTCAAACCCTTTCGCATCTTCTTCAGAAATAGGGTCTGCTCCAGGCATTACCTCTAGTTCGATTTTATCATCCGGGGTGTTATTATCTTTTGCCATATTAATTACCTCCTGTTGGTTTCATGGCCGCAGCCGCCATCTTGGCAGCAGCTGCAGTATCGCTTTGGTTTTTCCTCATGTCATTCGTTAAAGCTGATAGCCTTTCACGTAACTGAAGCTCCTCTTGCTTAGTTTGGATTTTACTCTGTAATTCAGCAACCTTCAACTGTGGATCTGCTGCAGTTGCTTGCGTCTTAGCCTGGTTAAGTTGCGCTTCTGTTTGTAATCTTGCAACTTCTGCTTCTAATTTAGCAATCTCAAGCTGCGTACTTCTGATCTGCGACTCCATTTGGAACTGTTGTAACTGTATCTGTTCGTCAGACGGTGGAGCAGTGCCCTGCATTTGTCTAATTCTTTCTGCAATATCTGCTTTACGTGATAGGTGAGAGTATTCAACAATCATATCATCTGGTATTGGGACACCCGCGCTTCTAAGTTCAATAGCTTCAGCAAACTGCATTTCATCAAAGTTGTCTCTAGCAGGAGCTGTACCTACAATAACATCATAGTCTCCTAAGGTTAAATCATTAATAATTTCACCTTCAGGTGTCATTTGATTTACTCTTAATTTTTTTCTAGGTTTGTAAGGATCAGATTGGTCTGTTATTTGAATAACACGTTCTTCTGTGTAGTAAGCCTGAATCATTGATAATATCTTTTCAGCAAGATACTGCCTTGTCTTTGCTAAGTTATCTAAAGGCACCTGTAACATCAAAGAGCCTCTATTTTCTAAGGACTTAATTGCCACACCAGAAAGCTCCGGGCTTGTTTGCCCTAACATAGCATCTCCAATGCCGCTTATTTGTTTAATATTAACTGCTGCTTTTTGGCTGATTCTATCTAAACCGGTAGGTATTTGATTAGGTGGTATCTTACCAGGAGGTGTAGAGCCACGATTATACTCTAAAACTAAGCCAGTTTCTGCACCGTGTTCTTCCAGATCATCTGCTGTCATACCAGAAAGAGAACCAGATTCCACTATCCAACCACTGTTAGCTGTTGTATTAACAATGTGCAGCTCTTGTGAAGAAATTTTATTTAATTGTTCTTGTGGAGATAATAAATTTCGGACCATGCCAAACGGTTTTCCTCTTCGAAAGTATGGAAAATAAGGCACGAGTGTAAAATGGTCATAAGGAGAATAGTCATCAAACAAGACAACTGAATCTGCTGTCACTGTCCAACGGACCCGTCGCATTTTTTTCTCCATTATCTCTAGAGCATATTCATCAGCAAACGTTTCTCTTTTCTTTTTTGACCAATGATTAGGAACTTTTCTTTTATCGCCTGTAACAGGGTCAACATAAAACATGCAATCATCTAACCTGTAATATTGTCTTTCTATTACTCTAATAGACCTGAGCATTCGTGCATTCTCAGGATCCCCGGGGTACTGTTGTCCGTAGTTATATTCGTCAGTATCTCCGTATCTCTCTTCTTCAAACTCCATAGAGTCTGCGCCTAAAGTGGTACCTGTTTCTGCTAACATTCTTAACTTATCAGCTTTATCTTGCCCATAGGTCTCTTCTATTTCATCTAAACTCATCCACTTAGTTTCAAATATCTCATTCCAAGTTTTTGGGTCATAATGTTTTGCATCAGGGTCTATAAGAATATCCAACGGGTCTTTTGATTCAATGGTTATTTCGCCCTGCACGTGTTCAGTAAAATCAATACGAACATCAAACCAACCACGGTCTTGGATAAGACCATCGGAAAATACTTGCGATTCAACCCAATCAAGTTTGTTGTAGTCTGAAATATAACCATATACCTGTGTAAGAACGTCTGCGATATCTTGATCGCCTCCGCCTCTAGGCTTAAATTGTATATCTGCTTTTTTTGAACTTTGTTCTGCTAAAACTGCATTTATGGTAGGTAAAATAGTATTAATGGTTAAAGCAGGCCTACCTTGGTCATCGAGCTGTTGCATATCAAACTCATCCCATTGCTCACCTCTATAATAAGCATCGCATTTTTTAGCCATGTCAATATAATCATCATGGCCATGGTCTCTTGCTCTAACATACGCATTAAATTGACTCTTTGCTAGTTCAAGTTCTTGAGCTTCTTTTACTGTTTGTTTTTTCTTTTTACTATATGCCATACTACGCACTCATTGCCGATTTCTTTTTCGGCCCTTTTGCAATTAAGTTTAACCTATCTCTCCACGAAGGTACATGCTCTGGAGCTTCATAAAAACTAGCGTACTCTGTCATCATCAAACCAACCCAGGCCAAAGCATCAACTTGGTCATCATGCACGCCGTTAGGAAAACGCAAAAGTTCAGCCACAAGAGGCCCAGTCCAGACTGCATTTTCTGGAACAAAAACTCTACCCTGTTGCATCCTACCTTGGATAGCTCTAGCCCTTGCTTCTTTATCACGTCTACCTACTTTTAAATCTTTAAAATATGCAGAATGTAAATTACGTTCTGCTACACGTTTCTGTAGAAAAGGACCAATAGCCATTTCTATGTGCCCTTTCTCTATACCGACAATTCCTGGTCGCCATTGCTCGTACAAATCTAATATTTTTTCTACAAGCTCAAAACCGTCGTATTTACCTCGAACAATATCAACTACAAACATATTATCGTACTCGTCGATCCCTACCATTACTCCAACAGAGTAATCGTTTCGATCTCTTTGTCCAATTGCTAAATCCCACGCGCAATAATATCGAAGTCTATCATAATCTAGGTCGGGTGGGTCATAATATTGAACCATATCCCTAGTAAAATAATCACCCTCATCTGATACTGGGTTTTGTTGATACAAAGCAGTCCAATCTCTAGGCCCTATGGCTTTTTGTATTTTTTCTAAAGATTCTACGCTGTACCGTTCAGGGTGCAGCGGCTCACCTGTTGCACGAAACTCTTCATCTTCTTCTGCAATTGCTGGATACTTAACTACTTCCCAGTCATCCGCACCGTTTTCACTAGCCGTTAGTAAACGGCCCGCTAAATCGTCATCGTGCCATCTTGTCAAAATAACTAAGATGCCGCCACCTGGAGCCAAACGAGTATAGGCAGTAGAAGTATACCAATCCCAGGTTGCCTCTCTGTTATTTTCTGATTCCGCATCTTCTCTGTTTTTTACCGGGTCGTCGATCAATAATATATGCGCACCTTTACCGGTGATACCACCACCGACACCAGCTGCTACATAACCGCCGCCTTGGGTTGTTTGCCAGGACTCTACAGACTGTGAATCTTTGTCTAATTTAGTAGATTCAAAAACTTTTTTATAATTTGGCTCTCTGAGTACTTGTCTAACTTTCCTAGAAAAACTCATAGCTAACGAGCCTGAATATGAACAACTTATAAACTCATGTCCGGGGTTACGTCCGAGGTGCCAAGCAGGAAAGGCAATACTTGCAAGAGTAGATTTACCATGACGAGGGGGCATGAACAGCATAAGTCTTGGGGATTTCTCATCTGCTACGTCTTGGCTAAATTTCTCTAACCTATTACATATATCTTTGTGTACCCAGCCTGCTTGGTAGTCTGGGTTAAACTTTTCTACAAAAGGCAGCATACGTTTTCTAGATAAAATACGTTTAGCCAACTCTTGTTCAGCTCTAATTTGAGCGTTTTGTTCTTTTTGTGAAACTTTTTCTTGTTTTTGGGGCTGTGGTAGTTTGTCTGCTTCGTCGGCCGCGCAGTAAACACATAGCCCTTTGGGTAGGACTAAATTATCTGCTAAAAGTTTTTTGCACTTATAGCATTCTATCTTGGTAATGTCCGTCACTTACTTTTTCTTGCTTTTCTTTGCTGTTTTTTTCTTAGCTTTTTTAGCTTTTTTTGGTGACGATTTTTTGTACATACCTGCGTATCCCATTTTCTTCTCCTTTTATTAACATTTCCATCTTCTACGGGCTTGTCTTAGCCTTGAATTTGGATTTTTTGCTGCTTTTGGGAACTTTTTCATCTGCCCCGCACTTCTAGCGCAGAAAGATTTACGTCTTTTTGCTGCTTTTGAGCCTTTTTTAACTTTTCCTGTTACTGCGGTCTTTAATTTAGACCCTGGGTTCATTCTTCTGTAGGCTTTTACCCCAGCTTTAGTCATCCCAGCACCCTTTTTAGTTGCCCTAAAGTTCTTTTTATTCCTCGCAGGCATTTTACTTCTTTTTCTTGGCACGAGTCCTCCTTCTTGTAGTTGGTTTTCTCTTCCTAACTATAGTTTTTACGTTACGAGGCTTCCCGCCTGGATTACCCGCTGCTCTTTTTCTTGTAACTGCGCTTCGTTTTTGCGCTGCAGTCATAGTCCGAGCTTTTGATCTTGGAACGCACTTTGGATATTTACGTTTACTTTTACCTTTTGCAGATTTCCTACCGCAAGATTGGTATTTACCTTTTTTCTTAGGGGCACCGATATCGACCCAATCACCTTTTGGTCCTTTGCCAAACCATGCGGTTAGGCCACCGGTAGGCTTAGCCATTACCTATACCCACCGCCACGCTTTTTATAGGTTCTTACTAACCAACCGTTGGCGTATGCCGAAGGATAGACCTTAAACTTCCGTTTAGCTTCTGCTTTTACTCTAGCGTATAAGCTTGGGTTAGTGGGTGTTGCGCCTTTTCTTTTACTAGTTTTTTTCCTGGTAGTTTTTTTCCTAGGCATTATTTTTCCTTTTTATAATTAGTAGTATATTTTTTAAAATTAGGATCATCTTTTAATTTATACATAAACTCTTTATTTGGGCCTAGTTCTTTTCTAGCTTTTTTAAAGGCTGCATCAAAATTTTGCTCTTTAGTAACCCCTTTTTTTGTTCCGGGGATAATAGTATTTGCAAACGAGGTAGTGTTAACCTTACTTACGTTATTATCATCGTATCCTATAGCATCGGCAGGTTTAAAAGTTTTCTTTTTGTTATGTGTGCCCATTATTTCTTACCGCCTTTATAACTTTTCTTAGAGTAGCCTTTCTTTTTCTTGCCTTTTTTCATAGACATCTTTTTTACCGGTGCGTTTATACAATGCATTATTTACCTCTCTTTTTTGGAAGAACTCCTATGCCCATAAGAATATCTCTTCTTGTGATCTTACCATCTCCAGAATAATCTGGAAATTTTTTCATTTTTGAAACTTTTCTTTTTTTCCTACGAGCTTTAGTAGCTTGCATATATTTTTCATTCGCCATTATTTTCTCCTTGGGGTTCTAGGTACTTTGTATCTACTCCAGCTAACTTTAACAACTCAGAATCGGACAGTCTTTCTAGTTGCTGGATTTTATCTAAATTAATATTAACTTGGGTTGCTTGCTCTGGAGCGAATAGACCGTGGAGCTTGCACAACGAATCTACGACATTTTTTTCTTCAGTCGCGGTTGCTGATTTACGATGTGCTTCTAAATATAATTGGGTCGCGGTATTTTTATCGAACCTAACCTCTTCGCGCATCTCTTCTCTTAGATACTCGATGGCCTGCATAATCTTTGGTCGCTTAAAAGCTTCGTACACGGAATCTTGGTTCCTGTACCCCGCCGCACGGCCCGCTGCCGCTTTGCTCATGCCACGTAAAAAATACAAAATTAATCTTTCTTCTTGAACCGAAAGCTCGGATAACTTTACACCCGCGTACGGAAAATGTGATTGGAGTTCCAATCTATCTTGTTCGGTGACCGTGGTCGATTGATCTGCAACTAAGCTCATACTCGTAAGCATATCTTATTTGTGGATAACTTGTAAATTTTTTGTGGAAAAATTTTTTTGAAAAAATGTGTGAGTATCGCTCTGACATCGGTTACTACTATCACCACAGACCCCCTTCCCCCCCTTTCCAAATCTCAGAAACTAACTGTCATTTTACTACTTGGAACCTTGTATTGAAAAAAGCTGTGTCCATCAAAGATGTACAAAGCTAGTATGTATTAGGGTGTTATTAATTCATTTATATAAGGAGTAAATTATGAACTACATGACAAAACTATTCACTGGCCTTGGTTCAATGACCGCGTCAGTTCACAACGGTGTCGATTCTTTATCCACTTCTTCTCTTAAGTCTGGTATCGATTCTGTAAAACAAACCACTGTCAAATATGGCTCAGCCATGGCACAGGGTTATATATCTAATAGAAAGCCTAAGCAATTAGAGCTTGAACTCAAAGCTAAGTCCTAGCATCAATGGGGGTGTCCAGCCCCCTTCTTTTTTTATTTAACTACTATCATCAATGTGCAATGTCGAGTTGCGACTTGCATTATTGTTATATATTTTTGGTTCCTTGTGTTCCACGGGAATATGCCGATGTGGAACCAAGTCGTGGAACCATACAAAATATGCATAGCAATGCGTGTTTGTGTGCATCTGCAACACTTGTGGTTCCGTGGTTCCGCGTAAAACAAAACCTAGTTTTGTAACGGACCACGGACAACGGTTAATGAATAAAGATTAACTTAACCTAAAACAAGTGGAACCAGTGGAACCAAACCTCTAACTACGCATCGTTATCACCTTTTTTGTGTTCCATGACTCGTGGAACCAAGTGGAACCAGTGGAACCAAATATCAGCGATGGCCATCATAGATGCCCTATCGCTAGTATGTACAGGAGTATTATTAATTCATATTAGGAGATTGTTATGAACAAACTATTAGAACAACAAAGAATACGAAAAGAATTGGAAGACAAAGCAATTGCAATTCTAGACGAAGCATCTAAACAAATTCAAGAATTAGAAAAACAAGTAAACGAACAATCACAGCTTATTGAACAGTTAACTGTTAAGTTGAAATTGGGAGTTAAATTTAATTAAGGAGAAACAAATGAATTTTGAAACACTTTACACTAACAACACAGGAGCACAACTACGAAAAGCAACTCAGACCCTCAAGCCTGAGTTTGCTTCTCCTCTGCTTGTTGAACTGCAACAGCTCAGCTTCACACAAGAATTCGGCAGAGGCACAGCTTGGCTTGGCGAACGCGGATTAAACTACATTTACTCTGGCCGTTCACATATAGCCACCGGCTACACACCAAAAGTTAAGCTTTTGACTACTTGGCTCAACAAAACAACAGGCGAAAGCTTTAACCACGTTCTTATTAATCAATATAAACCAGGACAAAAGCTCAACAAACACAAAGACGACGAAAAAGAGCTCAAAGGCTCTATCGCATCTTTAAGCCTCGGAGCCCCAGCAGTGTTTGATTACACCGCCGACAAGATTACTCTCCACAACGGAGAGCTAATCATTGGCAATCGCGAGTTCTTTAACCAACTCGCGCACGGCGTATCAACACCGCTGGAAAACAAAACACGCTACAACATTACTTGGAGAACAATCTCCAAGTAGTAGCACAGCGCTCTGGCGCGGGCCATCATAGATGTCCTGCGCTAGTGTGTATTTATATGAAGTTGGTACGGGTGTATCGACTCATTAATTATTACTTACCTAGGAGGTAAATTATGTTGTATTCATTATACATTTTAAAAGCAGGCAAAGACGGTAAATCTAGAAGTAGAGAAATCGGAATTGCAACTACCAACAAAGATGGTAGCGAGACTCTACACTTTGACGTAGCTGTTCCATTGGACAGTGACGGCAACCAAGTGAAAGTCTTCAAAAGACTGATTGAGCCAAAAGCTCAGTCAGTTGAACAGCCAGCAACAGCAGTAGCTTAGTTGGCAACGAGTGAATCTGGGGGAATATACAGAACGTCCTTTGAGACTACCCAGCACTCACAACGTCACCCCGAGGACGTATTAAAGCTCGGGGCGGTTGTTACGAAAAGCACATGCTCGGATGAAAAGCCGAGCTTTTTTTCTTTTTTAAAAAGGTCAGCACAATGTGCTGGCTCTTTATATGTGCATGATCCATTACAAATGTCTCATGCGAGTTAGTAAGTAGAATGTATTTCATTATTATTACAAGGAGGTTTGTATGGAAGAAGTACATGTACCCAACGAGGTGCTAGAAAAAGCCGAAGCAAGCGAAATACAATCGCAAGCTGAATTTATGTCTTCTGGTGAGGTGCTTAAGCAGTTCATCAGAAGAGTTGATATCAACGCCAACCAAGGAGGTAATTATGGCAAATCATTTTGACCCATCGGACTTAGGTCCAGAAATAGTAGACATGGCTAACGGTGAGACAGGCGAGCTCCTGCCTGACCAAAAAACACCAGAGTCTGCATGGAAACCAGACACCAACGGTGACCCAGTTGGTAGTGAACTCAGGGCAACACAGGACCCTGTGCATCTGCCTGACTTTTACTACAGAAAATATTCTATTGACGGCGAAGGCAAGCCAATTGCTCAGCCATCAAGAGTAGAAGGTATTATGGAAGTATTCAAGTCTAAAAAGAATACACCTATGGTATTTAACACTGAAGACAGTGGACTTCGTAAAAAAGAAGAAGATTATTATCTTCAACAAGTTCAACAGATTGCAGACGGTCTTATGCCATTGCTTGAGACTGACCCACAATCAACAGGTATCAACTTCTTACAGTTGACAACCAGGACTTGGGCAGAGTTCGCGTCTATTGCGTACGAGTACAAAGAAGAAACTGAATCAGCTAATCCAAACGATGACTTACCAGTATGGTTGGTTGAGCGTGAGGAGAAGATGTTCGGTCTCGGTCGCAAAGCTCGTATGTTGTCAGCTGTTGTTGGTCTTATCGGTGAATCATTCGGATTGCACGATCTGTCTCTAAAAGATGTTCGTGTCAGAAATGAGATCGAAAGACGTCAACAGCGACTAGCTGAGTGGAACTTCAAGAATCACGCTGATTCTTCTGTCAAAGTTGCAACTGAGCTAAACCAGGCTACTAAAGAACATACTACAAACATGTTTGCTTCAGCCTAAACTAACGGGGGGCTTCGGCTCCCCTTTTTTAATTTTATTCCAAGGAGGTAATTATGGGATTAGATGCTTACGCAGGCTTTCAGGAGCCACAACCTGAGAATGTAGAACCAATTAACAGCGATGCCTTTTACGAAACATTACAAGGCGGTGATGAATTTTATTGGCGTAAACATGCCAGACTGCAAGAATACATGCAAAGATTATGGCGTGAAAGAAAATTTGGTAAAGAAGGCAAATACATGCAAGGACTTCATATGGATGGCAAACATGACTATGCTGAAGTTATGTTTTTAGAACGTGAAGACATCGTTAGATTACAAGAACTTGTTGAAAATGATGACTTGCCTTTCTGCCCAGACGGATTCTTTTGGGGACAACAGTTCCAAGAAGAATCAATGAAAGAGTATAAAGAACTCGACCTTAAGTTCTGTAAGCAAGCACTCAAGTGGCTTGATGAAGGCAAAAAGGTCTGGTACGACTGTTCGTGGTAATTTTAGGAGGTAAATATGCACACAATTAATCCAGTAAAACTTAAACAAGAACTAACTGATTGCATCAATGCCGGCTACCCTGCAATGATATGGGGTGGGCCAGGCATTGGTAAATCAGAAATACCAAGACAAGTTGCCGATGAGATGGGCGTTCCGCTCATCGATTTTCGTGCTAACTTGTTCGACCCTGTCGATGTACGTGGTATTCCATACATTAAACAGCTCAAAGAAACCGGTAAACGGTTTACATCATGGGCTGTGCCTGATGTCTTCCCAATCGCTGAACGCGACGGTGAACGTGGCTTGCTCTTCATCGACGAGCTACCAACTGCACCGCCAGCAACGCAAAACGCATTCTTACAACTGTTACTAACAAAACAAATTGGTGAATACAGATTGCCTGCCGGTTGGCAAATCATCTGTGCCGGCAACAGACTTACCGATGCAGCAGCTGTTTATCAGATGCCATCGCCTGTACGTAACAGACTTGCACATTACGAGCTCGAGCCAACACTCGACGATTGGGTGCAGTGGGCTTATCAGCACAACATCGACCCAGATGTTATCTCGTTCATACAGTACAGACCTAATCTGTTATCACAGTTTGACGCTGACGAATATGCATTCCCAACGCCACGTGCTTGGTCAATGGTCAGCAAAAAGCTATCCAGGGCAAACACAGATCCAGAACGTTTGTTCTTTGGTGTGTCATCACTAGTCGGTGATGGGCCAGCTGGTGAGTTTATTGCATTCAAAGAAATTGCAAACAAGCTACCAGATATTGATCAGTTGCTCAAAGACCCATCAACATACAAGAAAGACGACAACCCAGCGTTGTTGTACGCTCTTGCTACTGCTGTAGCTACTAGAGCACAGGATGACATGATGGAAAACATTATGAAGCTAAACAACAAGTTACCAGTTGAGTTTCAAGTTGTCTTAGTTAAAGGTTGTTTGGCCAAAGACAGACAACTCAAATCACACAACGATGTGCGTAAGTGGATCGTTGACAACGCTAACGTTGTTTTATAGGAGGTTATATGAAAACAGTTAGATTATCTGCACAATTACAAGAAGACATCAAAGATGCTGCTCGTAAAAAGTTTGACAATGCTAATCCTAAAAAAGAGTACCCAGACGATGGGTACTCTGTTATGCAAAGGCTAGGCATTGTTGACAAAGTTGAAAAGACTAAAAAAATGTTCAAAGACATTTGGGACAGGACTATGCCTGTTCAAACTATTGATTACATCAGGCTTAGATCAGAAGTTGTAGAATCTGATAATGATCCTGACGGTAATCAATATGCTACTAAGTTATCTTATCAGCTTATTTGTCCACCAACCGATGTACCTAAGTTCTTATGTTATTACGATGAGTTAAGACTTGACGTGCCATGCGATGACCCAACTATTGTTGAGTGCATGGCTATTGA